GTGCGTGAAGGCGTCGAGGGCGAGCAGGGGCGCCGGGGCGTACCTGGACTGCTCGGGCTCACCGGACCGACCGGACCGACCGGACCGATCGGGCCGGTCGGTTTGGGAGCCCGCGGGCTACAGGGCGATCCGGGCGAGGATGGGCGCCAGGGCGTGCCGGGGCCACTAGGTCAAACCGGCTTGACAGGCACCACGGGCATCCAAGGTGCACCCGGTGTATCTGTGGTGCGTGAGGGTATCGAGGGCGAGCAGGGGCGCCGCGGCGTACAGGGTCTTGTCGGGGCCCCTGGCGCGCAGGGCGTTCCGGGCGTTGCGGCGCATCGTCCGTACCATGACGAGCCGCACATGTTCGGCCGCGTGCGCTCAGATTTCCGCAACATCGATGGGCCGGTAGTCATAATGAACGCCGGACCCGCCAACGCTCTTACAATTGCGAGCGGAGTTAGCGCTTGGGGTATAAGCATTGTAAGCCCCAATAACGCGGGTCTGTCTTATGGAATGCTGATTACGGCGGGGACGAGCGGCGCCGATGTGGCTCTGCAGGTTCGCTCCGCTGCTGGAAACAATCTCCTACTGGTCTATGGTGACGGAAGCGGCTTCCTCGGATACGCCACACCGGGCGCCGTATTTACCTGGAATGCTGCCGGCGCTGTGACGGTAAACGTCCCGGCAAGCGGCCTGCAGTTTAACATCCTGGATGCCAACGGCTACGGCGTCTACGTCTCTCAGGAAGACTCACTGAATTTCAACTACGGGCGCAACAGCACATCCGATGGGTATATCAACTATCACGGGTACGCCGATGGGGCCACGCAGTTTCGGAGCCTGAATATCTGTAACGGCAAGACAGGACAACTAGCGCGTTTTGACGCCACCGGCATTCCGCTGACGCTCTACGGCAACAACGAGGTGCTACAGTTACACACCAATGTCGCGCGCGGCTCCGGGCAGAACTACCTAGAGTTTGATGACCCCTCGGGGATGAAGGGGTACTTTGGCTATGGCTCGGGGACCAACGACAACTTCTACATATACAACGGCCTCGCGAATATAGCGTTTTTTGCGAGTGGCGGACTGGTAATGACTCTTAGCGGTGCACTCGGGACGGGGGCCGTTCAAGCAACGGCCGGTGTGCTGAGCACTGTTTCCGACGAACGCGCCAAGAACAACATCCACCCCTTCACACATGGGCTCGCCGAGATACTTAAGCTTAAGCCTATCCTGCATGGCTACGACAAAAAACTTTCAGGGATTGACACGCCCAGGACTGACTACCCCGGTTTCTCCGCGCAGAATGTCCAGGGCGCCATACCGGAAGCTGTCGAGGCCGGGGCCGATGGCATGCTGAGCCTCTCAGACCGCGGCATTTTGGCAGCGCTTGTGAACGCTGTACAAGAACTGGCCGCCAAGATACCATCCAAGTAGAGACACATCATGGCAAACACAGCTTCAACTACCACGGCTATCAGCAACGCAGCGACGGCGAACTTTCGCACGTGGGTGGCGGAAATCATCGCGCAGTTGATCGCGGTCGGCCTGACGCAGACGGCAGACACCGGGCAGATAAACACTGGGACGGTGAACAAGTCGGGGTCTACCAGCACGGCAGTTGGATACGCCATCTTTCGATTCAATGACACCCTGCAATCCTCTTCGCCGATCTACCTTCGCCTCGATTTCGGCAACGGGTCCGCCCTGTCCAACCCCGCGGTATGGCTTACTGTCGGCACCAGCACCAACGGTGCCGGCGTGCTCGGCGGCGTTGTGGTCACTCAGTGCGCGTGCTTCGTAGACCAAGCGCCTAATTCGACATCCACGACGTACCTATCCCGGTTCGTCTACAACCCGACGTACGGGTTTTTGGCGATGGCCTGGAAGATAGGCTCCAATGCGAACGGGGTGTACTCGGCGATGGGGGGATTTATTATAGGTAGAAGCAACGACGCCACGGGGGCGGCGACAGCAGATGCGGCCTTTGTAATCACAAACTCAAGCACTACCTCTGGCAACGCCAGTGGGGGGTACTTGCAGTGCATCAGCTTCCTTAATTCTGCGTTGTACCCCATGTCCAGTGGGACGCCGGCCTGGGCTTCAGACTGGCAGTATTTACCGTTCTACCAAGAGCTGTCAACGACATCGTTGATAGGGACTAACATCCAGGTCGGCATGACTTTCTACACCACGCCGAACATAGAACTCAGTGACCACATGGCAATAGCGTATTTGGCCGACATACCCGTCAGCACAACCGTCTCCATGACTTTGGTGGGGTCAACCTCGAAGACGTACATTGGCGTCGGGTACATATTCGGGTCCTATGCGTTCGCAAACTTGGGCAACGTGATTCTCTGGCAATAACATGTCTACCTACACGATCATCAGCAACACCAACAAAGCTCTGCTCACGTCGTTCGTGACGACGCTCCTTGCGGGTGCGCCGAAGGCTGTCACTCCGCTGGTCAAGCCCATAAGCAACCCCGCCGCGGGCGGTGGGGGTGGCGGCGGGTCGGCCGGCTATGCCATTTGATATCCCCATTTAAACCGAGTAACATTCACTCACCTTAGGAGAACACCGTGCAGAACAGCAGACTTCAGATCCCGGCCGTCGCGGCGAACGTCACAACGAGCACGCTGTTGCTCAACCCGTTCATTACGTCCCTCACGGGGCCTACTGGGTTCGTGGCGACGCAGCCGTACATCCTGGTGCGCCACATCCGCGCGGTAAATACCTCGACCACGACCCAGTACACCGTCACGTGCTTCTACGGTACGGCGAACACCCTGGCGGCCATCTGGTCGGCAGCGGCGGTCGCGGCCTCGAGCTACATCGATTGGTACGGCGAGCTGAAGCTCACCGGCACGTCCACGTCGGCCGGCTTCCTGCTGTGGGGTGGCGCGAGTAACGCGGCGATATATTTTAACTTTGACGACGCTGAGATCGGGTTCCAATAAGTCGTGAGCGCGATGCTTGATGACTTTGCAGAAGTGCGAGCGCTGCTAGCGATGGCGGCGCTCGCTTCCCTGATCGTTATGGTCTGGACCGGGCACATCACCGGCATGGTTTTCGGAGCGTGCTTCACAACGGTTTTCGGCTGCTACACGGCGCACTCCTGCATTGACGACAAGATACCGAATCGCCCCGAATTGCGAGAGCGCGAGCACGTAGAGAGCGTACTCGCCATTCAAGAGAAAACCGATGCCAGCCATACCCCTTAAGGACTACCTCTACGCGGGCGCAATTGCGGTGCTGTTGATCGCGTTCGGCCTCTTCATAAGGCACGAGCGCAGCGTCGGCGCAGCGAAGGTCGTGGCCGCGGACCAGAAGGCCGTCGCGGCCCAGGTCGAGCGCAACGCGGCTGTCCAGACCATCGCGAACGTCGCTACTCAACTCGCTCAGGTGAAATATGAAAACGCGATTGCTGCTCCTATTGCTCACGTTGCCCCTGTCAACTGCTTGCGTCACATCCCACGCAGTAGTGGCCCCCTGCCCGGCACCCCCAGTGGTGCAGTCAGTGGAGACAACGCCACCATCATCGGAAGCGCAAATCCGAGCAGCGCTCCTGCCGTATCAGGACCAGACCTTGCCACAGCCTTAGTCACCATAGGTCGCGATGACGACGCTAAGATCAAAGCATTGCAGGACATTATCGCCGGCTTGCGCGCGGAAATGGAGAAATCAAATGTCAAGTGAGCCTTTCACCGCGCAAGACGCGAATAACCTCATTCAGATCGCCCGGTCCGCCCCGCTGCAGAACATGGCCGCGGCCGAAGCGGTAAACGCGCTGCTCACGAAGTTCGCCGCGTTCGCGAACGAGTGGTTCTCGCCGCCCAAGCCGGCCGCGCCGATTGGGCCGCCTGACCCGATCGTTGACCCGCTGGTGCCGACGCGCCTCGGGATGATTAAGGCCGGTATCCAGGTTAACCCGCCAGCGACCGACGAAGAACTGTTTGAGCTTGGAAGAACGCGATGACCGATCTCAGCTCAGCGGCCAATATGGCGATAATCGCCGGGGCAGTGGTGTCGTCATTCGGCACCCTGCTCGCTGGCGTTGCCGCGGTGGGCGGCTGGCGCTCGTCGCTGAGAAACGGCCGTGCCGTGGACCAAGCGAACGCGCAAGGCGCGAAAACCGCCGAGAAGATTCAAGAGATCCACGTGCAGACTAATAACATGAAGGACCAACTCGTTGCTGCGGTAGGTATCAACGCGCGGAAGTCGGGCATCGAGCACGAGCAGCAGATGCAGATCGCGAGAGAGATGCAGACCTCCCTCCTGGTGGCAGCGTTGGCGGACCCCAAGGCTACAGCGGCGGAGAAATCGGACGCGGCGGCACTCGCCAGTAGGCCGGTAGCTGTCGCAACAGAAGCCACGGCGACCGTGGCGGGAGCACCGGCCCCGGTTCCGGTCACTATCGTGGCGCACACGCCGGTCCCCGTGACGCAGACACCGGCAACGGATGCCTCGCTATGATGCTCGGTCTAGCCGGCCGCAAGCTGATACAGAGCTACGAGAAGTGCTGCCTGACGGCGTACCAGGACGAACGCGGAATCTGGACGATCGGATGGGGACACACGGGCAAGGACGTGTACCAGGGGCTCGTCTGGACGCAGGCGCAGGCCGACTCCTACTTCCTCATTGATACAAGCATGGCGCAGTGCATCGTCAACAAGACTATTCACTGCGCAGTGAATCAGAACCAGTTCGACGCGATGGTGTCCCTGGCATTTAACATAGGCGAGACGGCGTTCGGATGCTCAACGCTCGGGCGCATGGTAAATGGCGGCGACTTAGTGGGCGCCGCGATGCAATTCCCCCTTTGGGACCACGCTGGCGGCCACGTGAGCGAAGGGCTCGAGACTCGGCGCGAGGCAGAAGCGGCCCTTTTCAAGACCCCGGTTTGATTTAGCGGTTGATAGGGACTACCCTGTACGGTAGCAAATCCCAGGAGCATCACATGTTTAAGACCCTTTTTGCACTCTGCGTAGCAGCGATGCTCACAGCCTGCGGTGGCAACGCCCTGATGGCCGGCCCCGAAGTCGCCACGTATTGCCCCAACGCACTCCAAAGTACGTGCCCTGGCGACACCAGCAGCTCAACGAGCTCGTCCAGCTCGTCCAGCGGCGCGACCAGCAGTTCCACCAGTTCATCCAGCGGTGACACCGGCAGCTCGACCAGTTCATCCAGCGGTGACACCAGCAGTTCCACCAGTTCATCCAGTTCCTCGGGTGGCTCCAGCACCTCGAGTAGCTCGTCCAGTTCGTCCAGTTCGTCCAGCTCGTCCAGTGGCTCGAGCAGCTCGTCCAGCTCGTCCAGCGGCCCGCTTGTGCCACTTGGCGCGGTCCAGACGGTAGGCGACTTCGGTGGTACGGCCGGTATGACCAACACGGGGACCCTGACCACGATCGTTGGCGACCTGGGAACGAACACGACAACCACGTCGTCGCTCACGGGTTTTCATGACACCACGGGTAATATCTTCACAGAGACCACGGCGAACATTGGCACCGTGACGGGCACGATCTACTCCTGCACCGTCTCCACGGTCGGATCTGATGACGCCTCAGTCAACGCGGTGAAGTGCGCGACCGGCGCCCCCAACGCGACGCAAATGTGGCAGGACGCAGACACTGCGTACTTGCAGTTGCAGGCGATGCCGTTCTCCGCGCCGACGTTGGGCGACAGCTTGGCCGGGCTCACCCTCGGCGTAGGCTACGGCTGCACGGTCAGCCCATGCGTCTACCAGTCCGCCCCCGGATCGTTCTCGATCGTTGGTGGGGACTTGACGCTCACTGGCTCGAGCACTGACGTGTTCGTGTTCCAGATGGCCTCGAGCCTTACGGTAGGCGATGCCAATGGCGGGGCCTGCGCGAACGTGACCCTCGCTGGTAGCGTGCAACCGAAGAACGTGTTTTGGGAAGTTGGCTCCGGGGCGACGATCAACGCGCCCGGTGGGTGCACCTTCGTCGGAACCGTAATCGCGAGCGCGGGTGTCGAAGTCTCGACAGTTGGTAACGTCGGTATCACGGATATCGAGGGCCGGCTCATGTCGCTGAATGCTTCAGTGACCATTGTCGATACGGTCATCAACGTACCGGCGCCTTAAGGATTGTCGAGCCTCATAGTCTGCACCTTGCCGCCGCAGTTCGGGTCGATCAGACACGCGATCTGCACGGCCTTAACGGCTGTGGCGTGCATGTACATCGCACCGAGCGCCGCCTTGCAGCCGGTGCCAATCGCGTAGAACGGCTCGAGGACTTGCTCGGGCTCGAGGCTCGAGTCCCACTCCCACAGGCCGGTCTTGTCGAGCACAAGGCACGTCCAATCAACCTTCGCATCCGTGATGGCCTCGGGCGGCTTCTTGGGCCTCGTGCCGTACCAGCGGACGAACACGATGCCGGGCGCCGATGCGCCGGCCGTCGCGATGACACACCCGTCCTTGCGGAACAGCTTGACGCTCGAGTCGAAGAACCGAATGCCCGACTCCTTGCCCTCGACAGTCACGCGGCTGTCCGCGGCGATCACCCCGTCGCGGTAGGCGATGACTGTCATTTCTGCACACTAGCCCAAGGGCTAATAGCCTTGGCGCTTCCCTTCTCGCAATTCACCGGCATGCGGAACGTGATGCCATGTCTAGGGTGATTCAGCCACAAAGCTTGCTGCGGTTCCTCAAAGCTGAAGTTGTTGGTGTACGCGTATTCGTCGTATCCCTTGAGCGAGCCGTTGACAATCAGCGTACGGGTGTGGATGTACTGGTGCCAATGGCCCACGATCATCGTGTCGTAGCCCATGCCGATTTGCTGGTTTCGCGAGCGCTTTTTCTGGTTGCCGCGTGTAAGTGGGCCGAGGGCGCCGATTATGGAGTCGCCGCCGCGGAACTGGTCGCCGTGAGACAGAAGAAATTTGTAGTCCCATACACGATATAGGGCATCAGAACCGTCAGGAATGTAAAAGGTAACATGTTTATCTCCCTCGAAATGCTTCGCCAGGAACTTGTAGATAAGCCAGTCGAACGACGTGTGGTGCCGGTCCTTGTTCCAAATCTTGCGCGTGTCGCGCCCGTGGTTGCCAGTGACGCACGGGATGAACACCGAGCCGAAGGTGTCGCGCAGTGTGTTGATCGCGGCTATCAGCTCGCCGTACACTTCGAGCACCACGGGCATCGAATTCAACTCATTCGTTGCGGTCAGCTCGTCATGGATGTTGCCAGATATGATGTCGCCGCCGAGCGGGACCACGATGCCGGGGTAGTCCATTTGCGGACTGATGATCCTGCACAGATGGACTGCAGTGTCGATCGTGTAGCGCAGGCGCGTGCGAGCGATTGCCATGTTGAACTTGTTCACACCCCCGATCTGCGCAGGAAACACGCGCTCACCCCAGTGGAAGTCGCTCAGCATGAGTGTGGGGACGCCGGGCGATGACGCTTTGGCGAGTGCCGCTTGGGTCCATTTCGGTGGCTCCACGTCCTCGACTTCATCGCGCAGCGCACCGATCGCTTCCTTGACTGCCTCAACTTCAGTGCTGGTCTGCTGCGACTTTTTAAGCTCTGTCTGCAGTTCCTTGATCTTGCCCTTCAGGATGCGCGGGTGATCGGGCCCCATGCCGTTCGGCACGAGTCCGAGCGCCTTGGCGTTGCGCATGCGGCTACGGAAGGTCTCGAGGTTTAGGTGGAGAGCTGCCGCCGCGGCGACAACGGAGCCGTGAGTCTGCACCGCGTCAACAAGCGATTGCAGCTCGGCCTTGGAGATCATCTGTGCAGCCATACGCACCTCTTTGGCTGATACCCTGTCTATAGTAACACAACGTCGGCAGCGCACGCGTCCTGCCCCTGCCCCTGCCCCTGCAGCGACGGCTCCGTTATGCCGGGGATAGGCTTCGCCTGCGGATGGTTCTTGACCCACTCTTCCTTCTCGAGCTGCGTCTCGAGCAGCGCCAATGCGCGCCACGCGTTGCCGGCCAAATGCCGCGCGCCGCCCACGTCGAAGCGCTCGCCCATCGCGTCGTCAATCATATGGCGCAGTTGCGTGTTGCGATGGTCCCTGCCCTTACTCTTATCCCAGTGCAACGGCTCGTTTCCATTATGTTTCTTATTACCGGCGAGGCTGTGTCGGGCAATCGCTGCTAAAGCGCGAGGGAAGTATAGGATAGCGCCGTCCATTATTGGGCAGGATTTACGTTCTTCGTCAGTTTCACCGAATATGCTGGTCATGGTTGTTCTCCCGGTTAGTAGTCAAAATCACGTTGTTCGGCGCATAAGGCCCAGTGTCGCCATTGCGCGCCATGCAAAGTTGGTATGGCAATCGGCCGCGCAAGCTGAATTTAGCGCCCCATATCGCTCGCCAAGTCTCATAGTTAAACAACCACTCTATTCCGCGCTCTCTTGCGCGGTTTCTTTGTTGACTATACGCCCGGCGCTCGCGGGGCCATGCCGCGTATCTTAACTTTTCTCGCGCCAAACACTCTGCGCGGTGCTGCGCGTAATATCGGCGTGCTGTGGCAGACAGAACGGCTTTAACTTCCGGCGTCTGCCGGTGCGCCTTAGCGACCGCGATATAGTAGGCGGCCTTCTGCTCAGCGCGCGACATGATGGAGTCTCCTTATGCGGTTGAACATTCTGCGCAGGTAGTAGCTGCGCACCAGGGAAATGATTGTGTAGAGTAACCCGATCTCAAAATTCTTGCCGAGCGTCAGCGTCTTGAACCCGAACATCGGCAGGATCAGAATGTTCGCCATGAAGTTGATGCCGAAGCCGATGAAGATATTCGCCCACGCTTCAAGGATCGATCCGAGCTTTGTCTGGTACACGTTGCTGCTCCTTAACCGCGCGCTCGAGCTGCTGCATAAGCCGAAGCTGCATCAACTCGACGCTGGTTTTTCTCGCGGTTAGCCAGTAGGGCAGCACGCCTTTTGGCGCGGGTGTCGTTAAAGGATCGTAAGGCATCGTTTATCCCCTTGCGTGTACACACGTCGAGCCATTTGTGCGCGCTCGGCCGGCAGCCGCAGGGCAAGCGCGCCTTCAAATTTGCGTGGCGGCCCATCATCGCTCCCTGTTCATCGCGTTGAGCAGGGCTTCCTGCACGCTGACCTTCGACTTGTGTCGGGCGATGACCTCCACGTCTAGCGTCTTCCGCGCGATGATGTCGTAGACAAATACCGCTCGATCGAAGCCCGCCTGGAACTGTCGCATCGGTCCAATTCTTTCAAGCATCTGTATGCGCTGGCCCAAGTCCCAACCGTGACCGAATCGAACAAGAATGTTCGTGGCAAGGTGAAGTCCGTCAACGCCGTGGCCCAGGCTTTTCGGATGTGCGATACCAAGCTGCGCTTCCCCGGCTTTGAACTTCGCCAGTCCGGCCGGCTCGGCCAGGATAGCAGCGGCCGGGAACGCTTTGAGGATACGGGCGGCGTCCGATTTAAATTGGTACGCGACCAGAACCGGAGCGCCGCCCGACTCTGCGACGATCTCGCGAAGGATCTCGATTTTGGCATCGTGGACTTCTTCCCATTGGGGGTAAGTAGTGTAGATCGCGCCGTTGGCTAGTTGCAAGCATTTATTACTCAACGCCGCTTCATTGAAGACTTCGACTTCCGTGCCAGTTGCCAGCTCAGCGAACAGTGTTTTCTCTAGACGGTCGTATATTCGCCGAGCGCCAGGGGGCAGGTTGAACTCCATCGGTACAACAATGGGCGTGTGGAGATCGAAGTAGTCCTTTGCGTCGAGTGTCAAGCATATATCTTTGAGCGCGGCGTGTATCTCTTTCTCCGAGTGGGGGAAGGGTTCTATGCGCCGGCTATAAGGGTTTTGTTTGAACCACCGCGACATGAAGGCGCCATGTGTCAGACCGAGCCGTTGGCCCCTATCGATGAACCACATTTGCCCCCACAAATCGCCCAAGCCGTTCGGCGCTGGTGTGCCGGTGAAATTCACCCACCTATCCACTAGCGTGTGCGCGACTCGCGCGATTGCGTATGCCCGGACACTGCTGCGGCCCGACCGGCTTGGGCGCCCATCGGCAGCGGTGCTTGGCGAGTGGCGCCCGGCGAGCCGGAAGCCCTTAAGCGCGTCCGATTCGTCCGCTATGACCGTCCTGAATGGAAACTTGTCTTGCAGTGTCTGGACTAACCAAGGAAGCAGCTCATAGCTGATCGTGTATACGTCTGCGAATGGCCGAGCGCGTAGGATCTCGAACCTTTCCCCTGGCGTACCGCCGATCCAGCGGATTTTCATGTGGTTGAAGTTCTCCCACTTCTCTGCGTCCTCGTGCCATACGTCACGCGCTACGCGCATTGGGCCACACACGAGCGACGGCCCTTTGGACAAGCCGAGCAACGGTAGCATATCGGCTACTAGCAAGCCGCTCGATGTCTTGCCGGTGCCGCATCCAGCGAATATGCAACAGCGCGGGTTGTCCAGCATGAACTGGATCATGGGTTTCTGAATAGGCCGCGGCACCAGAATGGTCATATACCAATCTCAACGAAGAAGGCGTCAACCTCTTCGACGCTCTTGAGAAGCCACACACGCTGCCCGCACTTGCGCAATGCTTCGTGGTACCGTATCTGCCACTCTTCAGTGTGGCTCTTGCGCGGGCGTTTAAGTTCTACGAAATACGTCGGATGACCGGGGAGAACGACTAGTCGGTCAGGAGCGCCCTTTCTATTTGGGTCCACAAACTTGGGGCACATACCGCCAGCGGCTTCGGTTCTAAGCCTTAAGTGCTCTTCTACCGTGGACTCTTTAACGCTGTTTTTTAACCGGTAGTTGTTTCGGTCGTATTGCCTGCGCTTTTCTACCCATGAGGGATCGCGCCGTAGCTTAGCATATAAGGCGTTTGTTGACTCCCGGTATGCCTCCGGGTTGCTGCGTCTTTTTCCCTTTTGCCTAGCGTTATAAGCCGATACCTGCTCGGGGTGCGCGGCCCGCCAAGCGCGGTGATATTCGCGTTTCTCTGGTGTCATTTCCGATACCTATAGCCCATAATCCCTTTTGCGGTCATGGGCAGCCCTTCAGCCCAAAAGGAACTGGTGCACATGATCTCGCTAAGGCGCTCGGGGGTGAACTCTGCCGAGTCCGGGGGCTCGCATAGCAGTTCATCGTGCACAGTCAATATAGGATTATACCCTTCATCCGCCGCTGCCATGAGACCATCAAACAAAATATCTGTGGCACTTGCCTGTACGATGTTCTCCGCGAGCTTTCCAGAGTACGTGCTGATGCGGTGCCACTGCCGGGTGTAGGGATTTATCCCGATAAAGCTCAGCTCGCGGTCATCCTGATGGACAGCCGGGTAGCACAGATACCGGCCGCTCGGCAAACGGATACGGACCCACGATCCGCGCCGATCTACGGTGACGCGTCCAACATTTATCGCACAGTCTGGTGAGCGGATAACTGCGAATACCGCGTTCTCCAGGGCGTACCAAAATTTCACAATGGCAGGATGCGCAGCACGCCACAGTAGGACCAGACTCTGACAGACTATCCATGTGCGTTGCTCCAATCCGTAGATGCGGTTGCGCTTCACCGCTTTGTGCCACGCCTCGGTGGCTTGCGCCTTGACATCGTACGGCAGCGTTGACCATGCCGCGGCGGCCATCGCGTCGAGGTTCAAGTGGTACGTGTCGGCCAGCGAGCAATATGCGCCGACGCCGCCGTAATACTGCAGCGCCAGCTCTTGCACCTTGCCGCATTGCCTCCACTGCGCAACCGCGTCATCCCAGTCGAACCAATCGAGATCCTTGCCGAAGGACCGCGCGATGCTGGACTTGTACAAGTCCGGGCCGACGCCCATGTCGTAATCGCGGAACGCCTCTAGTTTCCACTCTTCGCCTGCAAGCCACGCCATTTTTCGTGACTCAATACCTGCAAGATCTGCCCACAATAGCTTACGCCCCGAAGGTGCCACAATGAGCCCCCGTAGGCTTGACGCCGCCAGCCCCATCGTTTCTGCCGGATTGAAAATATCGCCAGCGCCAATCCGCGTAAGGGCGATGAAAGTGTCAATGTCGTGTTGCTCGTGCTTAGGACGCGGCAGATTGTGGGGCTGAAAAACGCGTCCGGCCCAACGACCCGTACGTGCTGCCCCACAGAAAAGTAGTAGGCCGCGAAGTCTACCTTCAATTTGCATGTTGCCGACGCGGGCGTACTTCGCTGTAGACGCTTTGCTCGCCTGCTGACGGATGCGGAGTAATTCTTTGATGCCTTCAGGCAAGCTCTCGTCCTCAAGCCTTCGTTCCACAGTATCAGCGGTAAGATCAGGCAGTGTAACGCCGTACGCAGCGCAGTAAGCGATAAGTCGATTGCGTTGAGTAGTCGATTCCACGCTCGAATGTTCCAGAATTTCATCGTATGTCAGCTCCTTCGTTCGTTCAGCAAGCGCGCGTTTAGCGGCGTCCGTGAGCGCCACGGCCTCGGCTGCGAACTGAGTGTCGAACGCGACGCCGCGGTCGTTCATCCTCTGGTCAAGCGCCCACAGCGACCACATGCGCGGCGTGCTGTTCCACTTCGGCAACTTGTAATACACCGCGCGCATCGACGTGATATCGGACCCGCCGTACTTTAGGAACTCGAGCCACTCGAGCGGGTGAGACTTCCAATCATTGTACGTGCCGTCGTCCTTGGGGACGCAGAATAACATTATTAAGGGCTTGCCGGCTGCGTCCTTGGCCTCTTCCATCGGGACCTTAAGAATGTGGCAGAGCTTGTCCAATCCGCCAGGAAGACCATGAAATCGCGCTAGCGCAGCCGTGCACCGATACTTTTCAATCGGAAACGCGGGCCACCACGTTGTCGTTTTCATCAATAATGTTCGGTCGAATTCCGCGACATGGAACCAAAGCTCATCCGCGGCCTGCGCAGCGGCTACAAACTCGTGCGGCACGCCGTCAGCCATATCCCATACCTTTACAGGGCCATCGTCCACGCACCATTGAACTGTCATTACCGCGGCGTCGGGCGCCGAAGCATATTTGTACACCCCGCGTTTTAGCGGGGTGCTCGAGCGGGTTTCGGTATCAGCGAATAGCCGCACGACGCTCTGCTGTTCTGACGCGATGGCAGCAAGCGCAAACCAAATCGCACTTGGCGATTTCCGCGAGGACCGAATCCATCGCGCGCATATGCGCGTTGCCTATTGAGAACTCTTTTTTACCGCGTACGTGGTCGAAGTCCATTGCGCAAGGCGGAAAGACGTGTTTGCAATCCATGCACGGTTTGCTTTTCTCAAGCGAGAGAAAGGACGTAAACCACTTATCCCGCTCGGCGGCGCGTCTTTTATTGCCGGCCCTACTAGTGTCTGAGGCGTGGTTTGTCTTGTTGTGCGCGCGAGCCGCAGCAGGGTTAGCCGTACGCCATTCGCGAAGATATTCAGCTCGTGTTTTCATGACTTCGGCACTTCCCCCGCGCGCCCTTGCCGTGTCTTTCACCGGCATCGCAGGCGCGCAGGGGTCCTGCACCCAGTTCATCAGCCCATGAGAGGGTCTTCAGAAGCAGGGGCGCCAATTTCATCTGGAAATTCGCTGCTATCAGCAGGCTTGCCGCCGCTGAACGCGTCGCCATCGGCGAACCACTGCACGCCGCTCAGCTCGCAAGTCGTGCCCTTTGAGACATTATCGAACGCCTTGAGGACCACGATCGCGTTGACGTAGCAGCCGCTGTACACGATGCCGCTGTCCTGCGAGATCGGCAAGCGGTTCTGGTCGAACACGGTCGGCTTCGCGAACGAATTGGCGCTCAGCGCCCAGTTCCCCGCGAACCCTTCGTACTCGTCCTTCAGGTTGCCATCGCGCAAGGCCCATTTCTGCTGCGCCTCGGCAGCTTTCTGGATCGAAGCAGTCTTGGCGCCCCACAGCGCGGTTGCCTCCGCGGTCAGGATCTTGCGAACCTGCGCGAGCTGCGGGTGGTCGGGGCCTGCGAGCAGGGTGACGCGGAACTTCTCTTTGGCGTCCGGGCCAGCCTTGGGCGGCTTGCTCTTGGCCCATAGCCCCTGGCCGAAAGCGAGGCGCCAGTTCAACAGTAAAATGCGTGTGCTCATGGTGTGTGCTCCTGAATTGAAGATGAAGATGAATTTAAAACTGAGCCGCGGATTCTAGCCCCTTTGTGCCAGGGGCGCAACTCTTTGAATCGCTCAACGTACTTCGCGGGCGTCACAGACTCGGTGACGAGCGACCAGTGCTTGCCTTTCTTCACCCAACGGTGAACCTCGATGTTTTTGGGCGCTGCCCGCTCGTCCTTCATAGGGCCTCGAACGTCGGGATCGGGCGCTCGCCGACTCGGGCGTCAAGCAGACCTTCGTCGCCGCCGAAGTCGTAAGCCTCGCGCGCCGAGTCGAAGTGCAGCGCTTCGCTCTCGACTGGGGTGGGGAACAGCTTGCCCGTCTCCCGGTTGCGCGCGACGTAGAACTCGCGGCCCTGCTTATCGGTGAATAGTACGAACATCAGTTTATATCCTTCTTGCTTTTCGGCCCTTCTTCGCTCTGATCCTGCTCATTCATCTTCTGAATGATGCGCAGCGCGTTTTCGCGTATCGCGCCCATACAGTTCGACAGCACCGTATCGGGATTGGTGTCGGTCATCAGCGATATCGTGGCGATGTTCTCGGCCATGAACAGCAGGATGCCGTTCAATGTGACGTTCGCCGATAGCTTTGGCAACTTTGCAAGGTGCGCGTCGAGCGCAAGCACCAGCGCGTGCGCGACGGCGTGGACTTCCGCCTCTTCCTTTCCGACTGCGTTTCGCATGTTACCCATGTCAGTTCACGAGCTGGATCAGCCCGCCCCCTTTCTCTTCGCCCTGGTTGTCGATCTTCACGAGCCGATCGGCCAGCGTGAAGATGGCGAACGCAGCGCCCAAGGCGATGGCCGGATCGCTTGGGTGATCGACCCGCAGCTTTTGGAATATCTTCTCGAACTGCACCGCGGCGTACTTCGCGCGCTCCCGGGCATCGGGCGGCAGCGCGCGTATCAGCTCGCTGACTTGCTCGAGGGTTGTATCAATATCGTTATTCAGCAGTGACATCGGCTTCTCCTACTTTGAACTCGTCGGCGGTTGCCGACGCAACGTACGCCTCACGGGGATCCGAGCCCCACGCGACGGCCGGCGCTCCGCGCGTCTTACCGATAAGGGGTACGAAGAAGTCAGCCCACAGCGCCTTGGTCTTCGCCTTATCGAGCAGCTTCGCAGCAGCAGGAACAGTAATTATGCGGGCCGGGGCGTATGCCTTGTCGATCGGCAGCTGGCCGATCAGCGCCTGCTCGGCGGCCTTCTCGTTGAGCCATTGGCGCTTGCCCTCGGCGCCCTGCACCATCTTCATGGCGAGCCCGTCCGGGCCAATGAGCTGGTCGCCGCGCATGACGCGCGTCTGCACTTCGCTGCGCACGGCGCGGCACCAGTCCTCGATCAGCGACAGTACAGCGTACTTGGCGACAATATCCGTGTTTTGTGCGGAGATTGGCGACAGATTCTCCGCAGCCATCGACGCGAACTCGGCGCCAACGTCGGCCTGCACCTTGGCGGCGAGCGCGGGGCACTCGGTCTTGGCCTTGCACCAGCGGCACTGCTTCGTGCCCGGCTTTAGGTAGGCGATATCCATACCCGCGCATTTACCAGCGGCCATGACAGCGACGCTGGTTTGAATGGCCTCGCGCGCGTACAGCGCAAACCCCTCGAGCACGTGCAAGGGCACGCGGATCGTGTCAATGTGGTCGAGCCGCGGCTGCACGATGGTCAGATTGGCATGCGTGAACGGCCCGAACATTTCGAGCAGGTCGAACCCGCCAAGCGCGTACATCATGAGCTGGTAGTTTGGCACGATCCACGGCAGCACTTCGCCGGCCACGTGGAACGAGAACTCACCCACCGGCTCGGTCGCGTACGCCTGCGCGGCGAACACGCGCTCGCCCATGCCGTACTTCAGGTCGATGGTGTCGAACTCGCCGGGCAGCGCAATGCCCGCGTCCATCGTGCCGCCCGCGTCGGCGCCGAGGCGCTCGCACAGGTCCACGGACTGCTCGACCAGGATGTGGCCCTTCGTGCCGGCGCGGTCGCGCACGTATCGGGTATACACCGTTACGTAATCAGCCATCGATTCGTCTACGGTAAAAACACGCTCCCCAATCTGGATCTGCTGACCGATGTAATCCTTCGGCTCGGTCAAAGTCGGAGCTGTGAGCGCTCGGCTCGCAAGCTCATGGGCGGCGCTGCCCTCGGCAGCAAATTTACCTGCATCCGTGTCTTCCAAATTGGCAGCAAACGTCATAGACCCTGGGCAAACCAAAAACCTATGCGCTGCTGAAGCAGCAAATAAACGGTGTGCGCTCATGTTGACCTCCGAAGGTACGCTATTGCACATTCCAAACCGAGAATATCATCGCCAAGTTTTCCGATTGCAGTGTTGCACGCTACACAGAGCCACCCACGAAACGCGTTGTTTTCATGGTCGTGGTCTAGGCACTTTGCGGGGCGTCCACAACCAGGTCGTTCGCATATTTCCGGCATGGGCCATAACGGCTCGGGAAGCCCCGCCCATCTGCGCGCTATCGCCGCGCGCTTTTCTGGGTTCGCTTTGTTCCATTTGCGAGCGTTTGCGTTTACCTTATCAGCGTTAACCGCGTACCATTTCGCGTTGTATGCGCGCGCTTTCTCCGGGTCCGCAAGGCGCCGTGCGCGAGATTGCGCGTTTAGCTTCTCGCGATTTGCGGCGCCCCACGCGCTGCGATAGGCCGCTTTTTGCGCTGGCGTTTTCATCCGCGTATCGCTGCGCGCTTGTGGCGCTGCGCGGCGCGCTTGAGCTTCGAGCCCGGAGGGACGACTGATGTCACGCCACAATCCTCGCGTACGCGTAGGCCCATGCGCTGCAGGCTGCGACCGTAACGGCGACCAGCGGCCAGCGCATGAAGACGTTGATGACGAAGGAATTCAGGGGGGTGTACATGTTACTTCCCCTTGAGGTTCCAGCCGAACCAGTAGCTGACGTACGCTTGCACGCCGAAACCGTTCATGCTGCCATCGGACGCGGGGACATCGAGGGTGCCGTTCCAGCCAGCGCCCCAATGGTGCTCGTCCACGCCCTCAATGCCGAGGGTGATGATACCGTCGCTGAAGTGGCGATCTAGGCGCGCGCCGAATGCGGCTTGCACCTTGTCGTTGTATGTCAGGTGGTTCATGTCATCGCCGAACCGGACGCTGCCGTACGTGTCGAACGTGAGCGTGTTGCCGGCGAACCGGAACCAATCGATACCCTGCGTGAGACTGGCCGCGTACAGCACGTTGTTGGACTCGGGCGACAGCTTGAGCACGCTGCTTGGGCCGGTGATCGACGCGTAGGACGATCCGGGGTATGCGATCGGGCCGTCGTAGGCGATGGCCGTGGATGCGGCTAACGTGGCGACGATGGCAAGCACAATTTTCTTCATAGGGATCTCCTTAAGTTTGGTCAAACGCGTAACGCTCACACTTGTTCCATGCCAGGATTTTCTTGCGGCACAGAATGATCTCGATAAACCCCCGCAGGAACGCGTAGAGATTTACGAACGAAATCCAATAGAAAAACGGCAGCTTGTACATTACGTCCCAACGCTTAGTCTTGAGCGCGACCAGCGCGCCGACGCTCAGGTACACCGCGGCGTCAATCGCGAGCCCGAACCCCGATATCTTCGGGGGGAAAACGCGCAACAGCAGGATCAGCGTGGATATACGATTCAGCAGCAGAACGTCCAGCACTAAGTACATCATGTACCAGTCAACCGGGCGCTTGCGCGTGAACCCAAATGTCTTGTGCTTGAGGATGATCTGCCAGAACCCCCGGTTCCATCGCATGTTCTGCTTCATGTAGTCGCCGAACGTCGCGGGATCCTGCGTGATGACGCCGGCCCCGTGCACGTATTTGATCTTGCCCTTCATTCGGTGAACCTGGATGGTCAGGTCCATGTCCTCGGCGAGCGTGCCCGCGTCGATAGTCAGCTTCGCCAGCTCGGACAGCTTGTACATTGACGCGCAGCCGGGCGAGACTGTAATCACGTTGAAATTGTTCTGACCGCCCTTGATTACTTCGTGCGAGAACGTGTACTCATACGCTCGCAGCGCGGAGTACACATGGTTGTTCTTTGCCGACTTAACCTGCCCGATCAGCAGCGCCGCGTCGGGGTTCTGCTCGGCAGCCTCGAACATCACATTGAGAAATTGCGACTCGACCTTAGAGTCCGCGTCAATGAATACGACATGCGTGTACCTATTCTGCAATTGGAAGTGCGCGAGTCCGTGGTTCTGCGCGTTGGCCTTGCAGCCGCCCTTCTCGGGGACCATGTACACGTTCACCAGTTTGTCGAGCGCAAGACGCGCGGTGCGGTCAGTGGACATGTCATCCACGACGTAGATATCGCGCGGGTCGAAGCCGGCATCGCAGAGCGAATCTATCGTGCCCTCGATTACGCGTTCTTCGTTGAACGCCGGGAGCAGCACGCAGATTTTAGGTTCTAACCCCACGTCACGTGTCGCTTGTGGCGCAGTGCAGCTCGCTTGAGCTTCGAGCCCGCGGGCCTGATCGGGCCGCCCATGCGGGTGCCGAGCCGGCGCTTGCGCTCGCGTGTCCCCCGCCGCATCTTCGCGAGCACGGCGATGTAGAACAATTGCAGTAGGTGCACGCGCGTGCCGAAAAAGGGGGCTGGCCGCGGCCGCCAGCCGAACCCATCAGCGTCGATTTTGTACACTTATGCCAGCTCGAGGATTGCGGCGGCTTTGTCGTGGACGGCCTGAACGTCAGCAGGCTTGACTTCCGAAATGGCCTTCGCGCCATGATCGGCAAGCAGCTTGACGGCATCGGCTCGCTTGTTAGCCTGAATGAGCGCGACAATCTTTTCGGCCATTTCCTTGTGGGTAACAGCGGCGGCTTCGGCGGGTGCCTCGGCCTGGGCAGGGGCGGCAGCGGCAGGCTTGGCAGCCGGCTTCACAGCCTTGGCGGGCGCAGCGGCGGCGGCGGGTGCCGCGGCTGGCGTCTTGGCGCCGCCCTCTAGGGCAACGGCAATACGCTCAAGAATTGACTCAATTGACATAGTAGGGTCTCCTTGTTGGGTGTATCAAAATGTATTCGCAAATTACATCAACAATGGGTCAAGGTCAAGCGTTATTTCAACGGGCGCATCGGTCGGCGCGTACCAGGGGCGGTAGTGGCTGTTGGCGAGCTTCATCAGCTTGCCGCTTGTGTACCCGCAGTCCTTGAGCGCGTTCGCGATCCGCTTCTCGTTGAACTCGGTCGGGTCCAAGCGCGCGGTGTGTCTCAAATGCTCTATCACAATCTTGACCGTGATGAAGCGGCGCCCGTAACGGTCCACCAGCGCGGCCTCCGGGGGTACGTCGCCAATGTACTCCGTCAATATGTCGCGCGTACGGCGCTCTTCCTGCTCGGCCAACGTCTCGGCCTCGGGCCAGTCCCACCAGCGCGGCGAGATTTTGTACTCCGCAACGGCCTCGGCGAATAGCTGATCGCGGTTTGCCGCGACCCACGCGTCGTCGGCCTTCGTGCAACGTATCGGGAAAAAGCGGCAGTTGCCCGTCTGGTCCTTGAGATACCCGCAGCCGTGCTCGGGGTTGAGACTCGCGACGAACACAGTGCGCCGCGGGTGATCCGTGGCGATGCGCCCGTACGAATTGCGGAAGTGGTCATTGTCATTGGCAATGAACTGCTTCAGGCGCCCAACGTCTGTGCGCTTTAGAAACCATCCTTCCGTGAACTCGCCGAGCCATAGGCCATTGAGCTGTTGCTCGCAGTCCTTGTCCTTGGCTTCCGCCAGTAGTTCGTGGAACAGCCGGCGATGCGGCACCATAGCGCGGAACGTCTTGGACTTGCCTAAGTCCTGCTCGCTCTCGAGAATAATCGCGCTCTTAACGAACACGCCGGCCTCGAATGCGCGGGCGACCATTGACACCAGCCAATTGCGGCCGACCGCCGCGGTGTAGACCGCGGGTTGCTCACTGCCGAACGCGTCCACGATCCACGTCGCGAGCCGCGGCGTACCGTCCCACACCAGCGTCGTGAGCCAGTCCCTGACGCAATTGACCACGTTCGACTGCGCCGCGCGCTTGACCGCGTGGCAGGTCGTATCGTAGCTCACGGTAGGAAGCTTGCCAGCGCTGCTCTGTAGCAGCGCCCATATCCCCACGGTGTCGGTGTCGGTCATCGGCTCGCCCTTCAGCATGAGCCGGTCCAGGAATTCATCGTAGGCCAGCGGCAGGCTTTCGTCCCGGATCCATGAGGTTAGGACCTTGATAGCGTTGTCCGCGTTCGAGCGATTCTCGCCGCTGCGGTCCTTGCTGAGCGCCAGCGGCGCCCGCGGTTGCCTCTTTACTGGCGCATTAAGGCCGCTGGACTCGATTAGAGGGTCAGATGGCACGTCGGTGCCCTCGGGGAACTCGTCGGCCTCGGCCGGCTGCTCGGTCTCGAGGCTCGCCGCGGTCACTACCCGCTTGCCGCCGCCACTCGAGAACGAGACCCAGTGCGCCCGCAGATCGTCCACGCCCTTGTACGGCTTGCCCTTGGCGCTCCACTCGTTCCAGACCGCGAGCCCGGTAGAGCTGCCGCCCGTGGCATGGTGCAACGCCATACCCGCTTTGAGCCACAGCTCATAGCCGCAGCTCGGGTCACGCATCGCCAGCAAAGCCCGCAGACGGTCCACATCGGCCGATCCCGGTGGGGGCGCCACCACGGTAACGGGTGAGCCTACCTCGCCCCGCCAAGCGGCCAGGAGGGCCGCAGGGATGGCTTGGGGCGAACGCCAGTCGGCCAAGAGCCCGCAGCGCCACTCATACGGCTTTTTCGTTACCGGATGGACGCCAAAGGCGACATCCTGGACCGACTTGCCATCTGCGGTCGCCGAGCGCAGCTCGAGACCAGAGCCGGTAGGTTTAATGGTGCGTTGCGGGACGGATAGGCGGAACACGAGCTTGGCGCGATTGTATCGGCCGCTAACAATCTGCACGGCGTAGTCATCTGCGAGCAGCGCGTCTAGGTCCACGCCACGCTCGGCGAGCCATATGCGGGCCGCTGGCATGTCGTCAACGTCTAGGCAGCAAGTCTTGCTCTGTACATGGAGGATGCCGGCGCCGTCGAGCCCTTCTACCGCATCGGTTGGTATCGGGTGCTCGTTCCATGAAGCGTACTTTGGGGCCTTACTACCGGGCTCGATAGCGCAGAGCGCATAGCCGGCCTCGGACAATTCGAGTGGCGTTGGTGTCATCGGTAGGCGGGGCCTTGGTTTAGTGTGAGCAGCGTATCACAGTTACGCGGCTGGTGGCGACTCTTGCTCGAAAACATGGATAATCGGGCGCTCGTCTTTGCGCGTTTCGATCACAACGAAGTGCGAATACGCGCCCGGATTCTCGCGCACCGATAGCTCCATTGCTATTTCGGTGTGCGCCTGTGAGAACATGAGCCGCGACTTGGGCGTACCGTCGCGTCTGACAGACATCAGCGTCCAATGGCTTGAGACGCCGATTGTGGGTAGTTCGCTCATAGTGTTACCTCAGTATGGGGTCAATGTCAGGCTCGGCCGTCGCACGTGCGTGGTCGGCCAAGGCTTGTGCGTGCGCTGCGCGGTACTCTTCAAAATGCACTGGGCATAGTTGCACCCACTGGTGCCCGTCGTTGCGGCATCCGCACTTGCGCTTTTCAATAGCCATCGGATGTAGGCAGGGCGCGTCTGTAATAATTACCATCGCCCAAGCTGACAGCACCGTCGAATATCGGGCGCCCGTTCGTATTCCTGGGGCGCTTCGCTTGTTTCTTGCGCATGCGCTCGCGACACGTGCACGCGATTCGCCTGTCGTGGTCAGCGTCCACGTCCAGGATCACAGCGCAGTCTGCGTCATGTATGGCGCGCATTATGCGTATGTGTCCAGCCGTTCGCGCGACACCAGCGCTTCAACGTAAGCGCGCGACGCGCCCGTTACTTCGACCGCATGCCGCACGCTCAGTTCGCGCCCGCTCCAATCGGTGAACGCCGCGCGGTACGCTTCACGGATTCGTGCGTCGAGCGCTGGCCTGTAAATATGATCAATTGTCATTTACTGGTGCCCCTGGTGTATCCGTGTCGTATTTCCACTCGAAAGGTTCCGTGTCCGTGCAACACGCGGCTGCACCCTCGGGTGTGGCCCATTCTGTGCCGCAGTCCTCGCACGCATGTATATCAGGGTTAAGCATCACGCGCAAGAACCTCGCGCATCTTAGCCCGGCCCTCGCGCTCCATTTGCAGTCGCCACAGTGAGCGCGCACGGTCAAGCTCGCGGATGGCCTCGGCCATGTGCCCGCGCAGCGTGGCGCGATTCGCTAGTGCGCAATGCCAGCGCACGAGCGAATCGAGGTGTATCACGTTACCGGTCATGCGCTCAGACCGAGAAAGCGCAGCAAGTAGAAACGGTCAGGCTTCGCGACGTGCGGGTCATATCGGCGCCCCGCGCATACGAACCCCGCGCCTTTGTCGGCCAGCCGCTGCAAGCGCGCGTCTCGCGCAATCTCTTCCGCAGTCTGACCATTCGGCCGCGCGTATTTCGCATCGTACGATAGCTCACGCACGCCGCCGAGTCCCTTTGAATTTTTCATAGTGCATACCTCCGCTGAATGTCGCCAATTGATTGAGTAACAATGTCCACAGTCACGAGCGCAACGTCCCGGATGCAGCATCTATGGCGCATCGCTGCCTCGCACGCGTCATCGCTATTCGCGGCATAGATTAGTCGCACGTAACGGCGCCCGTCCACTAGGTCCAATGTTACGCGGTACATCAGATAATACTCAGCACGCGCCCGTCTGCAAGTACAGTGCGATCGCCGGCCGCGTCGGGCGTTTCAGCAATGGTGCCGATCGGCTCATACAGTCCGCTTGCCGCAATCCACAATTCCGCGTGGCCGAACCATACCCACAGAATCGATTCTTGCTCATACCGACGCGCCAATTGCTTGAGGTTTATTTGATCCTCAAACCGCGTCGCCTTGACCATATATGACCGTTCGGGCACGTTTTTGTATACACCATTGGCGTCTATTGCCTCAATGCCATAGCGCACGAGATCAGCGCCGAGGCATGCGTGGCGCGCCCGGTTTTCATCGGCCGTGCGGTTTGCCGTGCAACCGCTGATAAATGCCGCGTTACTGAAATCTATCATATGTCGCCTCCGTTCAATTGCGCGTCTAGGCGACGCGCGGCGGACATAGTATCGGGTCCGCCGAAAAATGCAAGAGATCATACGCCGTGATGCCTAAGCGCCCATACCAGCACGCAAAACAAAATTGCGCCGATCATGCGAGCCACTCGCGCGCTTGCCGTTTGCGCGCGACGGTGCGCCAATTGTACCGGCGAGCGGCTGCCAGATTGGCACGCGCTACGTTGACCCAGGCGCAAGCGCCGCTCGCGCGGTACTGTGCCATTGCATCGCGCGCAGCGGCGAGCGCATTGCGCTTGAAATTCCGCGAGCTTGAATAATTCATGACAGCACCATACCGTCAATGAATTCAAGCGGACACACACCCCCGGGATAACGCTCTTTCGCGAGCCATTCGCCTTTGCGCTGGTAGACTACCCAGTCACTGCGCCACGCGCGCAATGCTTCATTAATGCGGCGCTTCGTAGTCACCGTGCGGAAGCCTCCGCTGTCCAGCGTAATGGCGCCATCCGGTGCGCGCTTCGCCACGAGCGTATTGTGCAGGCGTACGCACTGGGCGCCGCTGTCGTCTACATAGGCCACAGTGTTGTTGCTCGTGAGACCCGGAAGGTTAATGCGTCGGTCGCGGGCAATGGGCGCCGGTTTGATTGTCGATAACATATTATGTTAGCCTTGGCTGGCGTTTTAACACGGGAACCATACGGCAGGGCGCCGGCCCTTTCTGCGCGGGGTCTCGCAAATCCATAACATTGCGCAGCTTGACAGAGACTGGTTTGTCGTCATGGCGAAAGTATCCCGCGAGCAGTGCGCCCTTCGGCCATTTACGAAATATGCTCATGAAAATATACTCCATATTGCGTACACAATGAGACCGGCAAATCCGCCAAGGAATAGCACATCTATCCCGTGCAAGCCTATTACGGATATGATCCAGGCAAGCGCGCTCATATGCAAACCTTTTGCGCGACTTGTGCCCACAGAAAAGCATCGGCAAAAACCTTGCGCTCGCGCGTGGTCCCGGCTTCGATCACTTCGGGCGTTGATGCAATCGCGGCTGCCAAGTCTGCATCAAGCTCCACCACGTCCAGCACGGGCGCGCTCTTCGGTGGCACCACGCCACAATCGCGCGCTTGATAATCCGCATAGCTATCTGCGACCAACTTAGTTTTCATTTGCGCGCCTGCAAGCGCAGCGCGTCGCGCTCGGCCATAAGCTGCGCAATGATTACGTCCTTGGCAGCAAGCGCGGCCGTCACTGCGGCGCCCAAGTCTATAGGCTTGGGCGCTTTGATGAATTCAGCGCGAGGCTTGTTAAGCGCCGCATTGAACGCGTCCACGACAGATGCAACCGATGCAGCGTCGCCCGGATCCGCTTCAACGGTGACGCTCGATGCATTGCGCGGCGCTTCTCTATGCGCTTGCAGTTCCGCATCCGAGAGCGATGCGCCATACAGAGTGCATTCGTACGTTTTGCCGTCCGCAATCATGTGGGCAATGTACCTCATGATTGCACCGTGACGTGTTCGAAGTCTGATTCGTACCACTCGCACACCTCGATTTGAGCCTCGCGCATCGCGATACGCTCGCGCTCAATGCGCCGATCATCGAGCGACTTGCTCCCAAGCGCCGACCAGTTTTCAAATGTGGGTTCGTTCATTTTGTTTAATCCTGTCGCTGTAGAATTTCGAGTGCCCACACTTGCAGAGTGTGGATATGATGCGCAATCGACGTGCGTACTGTCGGGCATGCTTCGACCGCGCGCTGTGCCTCTAGTCGCAGTATCTGCGATTTTAGCGTGTCTAGTGCTGGCGTCATCATTTGACTTCCGTTTTGTCGCAAGTGTACGCGACCACGATTTGATTGCGCACCTGTATTTCATTGCTAGGCGTCCAATTGTTCGCAGCGTCGGCCGCAGCGCGACACGCGGACTCAACGGAGTACGTGGTAACGTGCACGTCCTTGTGCGCCGAGTCCTTGCCACCGATGATAAGGACAAGAGTTAAAATCCAGATTGTCATAGGGTCAATGCCTCAATGATGGTTAAGTGTAGGGCGCGCAATGCCTCGAGCAATTCGTAGTGCTCCGCGGGTGTCGCCTTGTCGATGCGCTCGCGCGCCAGTAGATAGATGCAGCGAACGGTCATAACCCACGACCGCCGAGAACCCCGCCCTCTCCGTCGCGAGCGCGATAGAATGTGTGAAGCGCATCAATGTAGGCGTCGTACGCCCGTTTAATTTGTGGATCGTTCGCCATATCACGGTCAAACTTATCCGCAGCGCCCTTGCGCTCCAATTCGCATGCTTTAAACCAGACAAATCTATCCGCGCGCGGGTATTTCTCGCGCAAACTAGTCTCGAAAATGCGCTCGGCGTCGGACGCAACTTCGCGTAGATCGTTAATGAATGGCTTGGCTAACGTCATATGTAACCTTTGGGTCTTAACCGGATAAGCATGGAAGATAGATGCAGCGAATGGTCATGACTACGTGCCTACGTAATACACAGTGCGCACTCGGCCATCCGGTACGCCTAAGCTCTCATACTTGCGCAATTGACCGGCCAGCGCAAATCTGTACGCGCTGCCAGCACCGTGAGAGGCAATGTGCGCCTTGTATGCCGCATCACGAGCCTTGCGTGCGATGCCTTTAGCGTTGGTCATATCAGACGCTGCGCCATTGTCTAGGTAGTCAAGAGGGTCGAAGGCTGTTTGCATGGCCATGTCCTTTGGTTAGTTGCTCGGCTCACTGTAAGAGTATGCACAGCGCGTGCCAATGCACGTATCAATGGGTTACAAGGCATAAGTGACAAGCTTTGTCAATCCATGACAATTTGCTGGTCTGCACATGACAATTAGCGGCATGTGAGTAACTAAGTGTTACTATTTACTAGCCTCGAGCGCTGTGCGGGTATCGCATGAACAGGTATTTTCGCTCATCGCGGAAACATTGCGGGGACGCATAGGAAGAATACACGTAACATATGTGTTACCTGTTACCTTATAGCTTAAAGCTCTTAACAATCAATGGGTTATAACGGTAACAGATAGGGTAACACATAAAAACGACCTGTTACTATTTACTAGCCTCGAGCGCTGTGCTAATAGAATCAATGGGTTATGAAACCGCGGGCCGCATGCCTGCACTATGCGTCAATAGGGCGAGGGGGGCGACCCCCAAAACGGGGGACCCAATAGGGATAGGGGTGGAGCGAAAACTTCCTGCTAAGCGCTCACAGCAATTTTTTCGACAACCTACATAATGCAGGCCACCCCCCGGCTATTTTAGGGGTGCCGGGGGGTATATTTTTGCGGAGGGCCGGGGGGCCTGCTATTATGTGCACATTGCCCCGAATCAACGCATATGTGGAGTGCGCGTAATGGCACGAGTAACTCTTCTGCACGATGCCTCTGCGCTTGCGCGCGAGCACACGGTCGATGCGATCAACAAAATCGCGACGCTCATCAACTCGATGGACCCACGCGTCGCGCTCGAGGCCGCGAAGACGATGCTCGACCGCGCGCACGGCAAGCCCCTGAGCGCTGTGATAGTTGTTCCGGGCAATCGGAAGAATCAGGCGACGCTCTCCGCGATGACCGACGCGCAATTGATGGAGGAACTCGAGGCCGGCGAGGATCCGCTGCCCGTACTGCCGCCACCGGGGCCGGATATTGTGGAATTCAACGGCCCGCGCATTGGGTGGGACGACCCGACGCTCTCCGCAATCGCTCAGGACGGCGCGCAGGTCCTGTTCGACAAGCGGGGCAACCCGATCGTGATAACCGTTCCGCCGATCGATCCGATACTGCGGTGAGCGACAAGCTCACTATCGCGCAGGAGGTTCACCGCCGCACGCGCGCTCGCGCGAGCCTGATAGAATTCTCGCAGTCGATCATCATTCCCGGAATTCCAAATCTCGCGGAGATGCACGACGAAGAGGACCCGCTGACGGGCAAACTGATAAACAACCTGGAGGGTATCCCGTGGCAGTTCAAGCCGGTCGAGAGCCAGATCGCTCTGCACCATGCGCTCATGATGAATCACATTCAACGCACTATGCTGACGCCGCGCGGCAGAGGCATGATATTCGCGCCTCCTGGGACCGCGAAGAGTACCTACGCCTCAGTCCTGGGTTCGTCATGGTATATGGGGAAATTTCCGGGTTCGCAAATCCTCTTGGGCTCGTACGCGACTGGGATCGCGGCCAAGCAGAGTCGCAGAGTACGATCGATATGTCGTGACCCGGATTACTCAGCGCTTTGGGAAGAACGCCCGACGCTCAACGACGATCAACGCGCCATCGATGACTGGTCACTCTCTACCGGCTCTGGCCTGCTCGCTGCAGGACTCTTGGCGGGTATCACGGGCAACCGTTTCGATGGCGCGGTGATAGATGACCCCACGGCGAACCGCGAGCAGGCGGACTCTGCGACGGTCTGCGACAAGGTGGCGAGCGAATTCATCGACACCGTTCTCACCCGCGCCAAGCCGAAAATGTGGGTGCTCCTGATCCAGACCCGGTGGTCGGAAATCGACCTGGCGGGCTCGATCCTGCCCGCGGATTACAACGGCGAGTCGGGCATGATTAAATGCCGCGACAACCAAGTGTGGGACGTGCTGTGTCTGCAAGCCGAGTGCGAGCGCAGCGACGACGTGCTCGGCCGCAGGATGGGCGAATTCATCTGGCCCGAGTATTTTCCCCCGGAGCACTGGAAAGCCTTCCGCGACAACCCGCGCGCCAAGCGCACGTGGTCCGCCCTCTACCAGCAGCGCCCGGCGCCGGGCACGGGTATTATATTTCAAAGGGACGCGCTGGAAAAAACCATGTATAACGCCGATCTGCCGCCCGGTGAGATCGGCGCGCGGCCGAAGGAATTACGGATTTACGGAGCTAGCGACTATGCTGTCACCGAAGTCGAGCAAGGGAAGAAAGATCCGGATTTCACGGAACACGCGGTCTTTGGAATGTGCCCAAAGGGGGAGCTGTGGGCGCTCGATTGGTGGTACAGTCAGGCTGAGACGAACGTCTCTGTGGACGCATTCATCGCTAAGGTCGGCCTTTGGAAGCCGAGCCGGTGGGCGCATGAGGCGGGCTTGATTGACAAAGCCTTGGGGCCATATATTCGGCGCGCGATGCGCGAGACAAAGCGGTATGTCGTGCTTGAGCCGATGCCATCGGTTCTCGATAAGGGGCTAAAACTTGAAGCGTTCCATGCGCGCGTCGGCGCAGGTGGCGTCCACTTTCCGCGGAACCGCCCCTGGGCTGAACGCGTCGTAGACCAGCTTCTGCGTTTTCCAGGCGGGCGTTTTGACGATGCTGCCGATTGTTGCGGTTTAATAGGCAGACTCGTGGATAAAATGCAGGAGCCATTTATCCACGTGCCGGAAAAACGCGAAATGCTAATCCCGTTCACCGGAAAATGGTTGGAGTGGGGAACAGGTGACACCAAACCCAAAGTCCGATACACTAGCTGAGCATTGAGCCCGGCGTTTGGAGCGTACCCAATGAGCTACCGCAATTTTTCCGGAGTCCCCGCTGCCGCGCAAGCGCAGACTGAGCCATGGATCGAACAAAAAGCCGCGGCCCCGGAAGTCGCTTCGGCCACGCCGGCCCCTGCGCCGACGCCTGAGCCGGTTACTGCTCCGGTGGCCCCGGCCCCCGCGCCAGTCGCGCCAAACCCTACCCAAGCGCCGGCACCCCCGGCGCGGATTATACTGCCGGGGTCAACGTCGCCGCCCCCGGCTGGCTTATCGAAGCTGCAGCAGGCGGCCCTACCAGCGCCTTCACCGCAGCCAGCGCCCCGTTCGCCTTCACAGCCGGGGCGGCCAGCGAACTTCGTCAGCAATTACTCCCGTCCCCGAGCGGCGACGCAGGCCAAACAGCTCCTGCCGTCGTCAACAGATTCGGGGATTTCGCCACTATCCAAAGGTATCAAACCATGACAATCGAAACCATAATCTCGACCATCGAGACAGACCTTGCTGCCGCCATCGCCAAGGCGAAAGCTGCGGTGCCCGCGCTCGCGCCCGTGCTCACAACGGTCGAAAGCCGCCTCGCTCAACTCGAGGCCACAGTCACCGGCAAGATTGCCGTCGTTGACAGCGATCTCGCGTTCGTGAAAGCCAATTGGGGGAAGGTGGGGCTCGTAGTGATTGCCGCTGCCGGCATAGGCCTGATCGTGGGCCAGCTCCTGCCGCACATCCTGTAACGTATGGCGTTCGATCCCGAACAGACGGAGCCGGCCCAGGATTCCGAGCAGGAAGGGGTAGACACGTCTGAGGCCAACGATAGCGAGGCCACTACAGACACCAAGGCCGCCGAGAAGTCGGAAAAGCGCGACAAGGCCGGGGATGAAAAGGAAGAGGTTCTAGTAAAAAAGTGGTTTCGCACTTACGACCACGCCAGGAAATTTGACGAGCCGTTCCGCAAGCAAATCGCGATCGACCGGCGCTACGCGCAGGGCAAATCCGACCCCACATGGGCCGTCACGACGAACGTCATTGGGGCGCTCATTGATATTCTTACCTCGCTGATTTACGCGCGTGACCCCGACGTGTCGGTGCGCAAGAGCCCGCAGGTCGATAACGTCGGCACCATGCCGATGGAGAAACTCGCCAGGACGCTCGAGATCGTAGTCTCCCGTTTGTGGAGAGACGGCAAGCTCAAGCGCAAGGCGAAGAAATGCGTGCGCAGCATTCTCAGCGTCTCGGAAGGATGGCTGAAGTGCACGATGATCGCCGACAAGGAGCCGAACTCGGAACTCGAGACTGCGCTCAACGATACGCGCGAGACGATGGCGCACCTTGAGGCATGCGAGAAACTTCTCGAGGACCCGGACGGTCGAAGCGAGGACGAGATCGCTGTGGAGAAAGAGGAAAAGACCGCGCGGATGGCGGAACTCGAAGACAAAGTTGAAATGACCATAAAGCGCATGTTCGCCATCGACTTCGTGCGCGCCGAACAGATTCAGGTCTCGACCGACATTGATTCGGTCGAGGACTATCTCGATGCCAATTGGATCGGCAACGAAATCTATGTTGAGAAGGAAGACGCGCTTGCGCGATTCCCCCGCCTCGAGCTTGAGGATCTGAAAACGGCCAAGCACTACTATCAGTCGCGACCGAAGGACGCGGCGGCGAACGTAGACGACAGCGATCGCCAGTTGACAGCCGCGGACGCGGAGCAATACTCGACCAACAGCTCTGACTCGGAAGAGAATGCGCTGTACCGCGTAATCGAGATTTGGGATCGCCGCGACAAACAGATTCGCACGCTGATGGAAGGGGTGAAAGTATGGCCGAAGGAACCTTTTGCGCCGCCCTATCCAACCAGCCGCTACTACCCCTATTTCTATACAGCGTTCTTCGAGACGGACGGCTCGAGACACGCGCAGTCCCTATCATGGCGGTTGTACAAGTTGCAGGACGAATACTCGTGCACACGGAGCAATTTTCGACTTACGCGCGAGCGTGCGATACCCGCCACAATGTTCAACGCTACCGGGCTGGACGACACGGAAGCGAAGAAACTGGTAGATGCGAAGCACCAGGAGCTGATACCGATTCGGCCGAGCGATCCGGCGACGCCGCTCGCGAATTTGTTCGCGGCGAAACCAGTTTCAGCGGTGGATCCGAGACTCTACGACGTGCAGCCGATCAACTCCGACATGGAGAGGGTTTCTGGCGTTCAAGAGGCCCTACAAAGTGGTGGGGCGCCTGGGACACCACCTACCGCTACCGAGGTATCAGTACAGCAGAGCGGCACGAGTGCTCGAACGACTTCGTACCGCGATAACATGGATTGGATGCTGACCGATCTCGCACAGTACACCGCCGAGCAGGCGCTTCAGGCGCTGCCGACCAAGGCCGTGCAGCGCATGGCGGGCGCTACGGCGTTCTGGCCGAACGGAATGGACATCAACGATCTTTTCACGCTCGTTGACGTGACGATCAAGGCGGGGAGCACCGGAAAGCCGTCTCGTCAGGGCGACCAAGCCGTGTGGGGACAGGTGCTTCCGTTACTCGAGAAGATCATCGGGCAGATCGTGCAAGCCCGCGCTGGCGGCAACGTGCCACTCGCGATTTGTCTCGAGGAATTGGTTAAGGAAACTATGCTGCGCTTGGGAGACGATACGGACGTGACCCGCTTCATCCCGCAAGAGCCTCCACCCGGAAGTCCGGGTTCGGGGATGGCGCCGCACGCGCCGCCAGTGGATGTAAAGGTTCAGTTGAAAGGCGAAATATCGCCCCAAGCAGCCGCGACGCTCTTGCAGCCGACGCTCGCGCTCGACGCGCAGACGCCACCGCCGAACAACCCGGCTGCCCCTGGCGGGCCGCCCGGCACGCCGGCCCCTGGGGGAAGTCCCGCGGGGCCGGTTCCCCCTACCCCGATGCCCGCGCCCGGTGTACAATTGACACAACACTAATCGGAGAGCCACATGCCAGAGCCCACAGTATTTGACGCCGTTTCGGCGGCGATTGATGCCGCATCGCCAGGAGCATCACATGTTGAACCTGCTATTACGGAGGATCCAGTTGTGGATGATTCTCCTGCCGACCAAACTGATGGTCTTGGAGATACGCTGGAAAATGTGGAGACGGGACCGGAGGGTGGCGAAGCTCCTAAAGAGGGCGAAGAAGGTGCTGGTGACGGAGAGCCAAAGACAGAAGCTGAAATTGCTGCCGCCGCTGCCGCCGCTGACGTTGAGGCTGCCAAATCCAAACCAAAAGAAGGCGAAGGTGATCCCAATAAACCGAAAGTCGAACCTGTCAAAGAGCCAGCCAAGAAACCCGACCCGGTAAACGATCCTATCCCGAAGGAACTCGCGAAGGAAACGCAGGATCGCATCCGCTCGCTCATAAAGACTACAAAAGAGACCGAGGCAAAAGCTACAGAATCGACGCAGCAGCTCGACTACATCGTCAACGGCGTGCGCGCTACGGGGATGAACCCGCAGCAGTACGGCGAAGTGTTGTCGTTCATGACGCTGTTCAACAGTGGCGACCCGAAGCAGCAAGAGACTGCGCTCGGTCTTGTCGAGAACATCGCCGATCGCCTCGCTGCGTTGCTCGGCAAAGAGCGCACCACGTCGGACCCACTCAAAAACTTCCCGGATCTCGTCGCCGCGGTAGCGCAGGGCCAGATGACACGGGCATGGGCTGGACAGATGGCGTCCGCGCGCCGGCAGCAGGCTACGCGCTCGGATATCGAGACAACGGCGCGCACGTCGCAGGACGCTGCGGCTGCGGCAGCGCAGGAGCGCGAGACCGCGCGCGTTGACATGAACAAGTGGGAGACCGAGACGGCTGCCAAGGATCCACAGTTCAAGCTGCTCGCGCCAAAACTCGTCAAAGAGCTGCAAAAGGACTTCCAGAACATCCCCCCGAAGGAGTGGCTCCCGCGGTTCCAACAGTCGTATCGTATTGCCAAAGCGGCTGCTGGTCCGGTAAGATCAACCACTACAGGGCAATTTGTGAAGGGTGGCGTCCCGGTCAATCAGCCGCTCCGGGCTCGCAGCTCGGCCGCTGGCGGGGCACACGCACCGAAAAGCGTAGCCGAGGCGCTCGACGCGGCGCTTGATTCAATGAAGTGAGTCCGATGTTCAAACTCGTGATGGCGATGCTGTGTTTCGTGATGGCGCTCGCAGCGTGCGTCGCTATCGTGGCCGAAGCAGACGATGCGCCCGCGGGCGGCTGTTGGGTGTGTGCCATTCGCCCACCAGCCTCGAACGATTCTCTGAAGAACCCGCACGATGACGACCCGGCCATTGAGCCGCCCGCCGAGTCGGACGTTATCCCGGAAGACACGCGGCGCGAGCCGCTGTTCAATGCACGAGACTGCGATCAAGTTCATGACGTGCTTTTGCATTGCAACCATCTAGAAACGTAGGGGACTATCATGTACATTTCACTCGGTTTCGTCATTCTGATCATCATTCTGATCTTGGTGTTTCGTTGATTCACGGAGGCTTCTGATGAGCACGCAAGGGTTCGTGTACGCCACTAAGCTGCAAACAGGCGAGGTGAAGATCGGCATGAGCCGGTACGCGCATTGTGGACTCGCCGCGGCTGTGTTTTGCTCGGCTAGAGTGATCGCCCGGTGGCGAGTAAGCGACCGAGCCGCTGCTGAAAAGGCGGCGCATAGCGCGTGTCGCTTGCAGCGCGTAAGTAAGCGCGAGCTGTTTAGAGACGACGGCAGAATTATTGGCGATATCAGCGCTGTACTTGGTAGTCCAGCGGTCTACAAAGCACGAAGATCGTACGCAATCCTAAAACCAAGAGTTGCGTTTCCGTGTAACGACTGCGGCGCGCTTATATCCCCGGTAGAGTCGTATCTGGCGGTAGCCACTTTCGGTTACCACGTAAAGTGCGCCAACGCGCGAGGGATGTAATAATGGAAATTATAATTCTGATTATCTTGGCGTTGACCAATGGCGACGTGTACAGCAAAGTCATTCAGATGCCGAACGCATCGCACAAGGACTGTCTCGCAGCCGGCGCGGCGTGGCTGGACTCGCAGAAACCGGAAGATTCGCCGCAGTATCTATGTCTCGTCAAGAGCGACCGGGTGCACACCGAAGACGGCGGGCCCGCGCAGTGATCGCTGTCATCTTCATCGTCATGATCGCTATACTGAATCACATTTACCCATGATCTACAGCGTCGGCCAGCTTGCGATCATCAAGTACAGCTACTGCTTCCCGCAGTTCAACGGCGAGGTTGTTGAGATCGTAGGCCCGCTGGCTTCTCGCCCGGTGTGCCGATCGCATTCGCCAACGTGGGAGAGCGCGAAGTGGGCGGACTGCTACTTGGTGAATATCGAGGGGGCGAAGGACATGCCGCTGGCCGCGGAACCGCACCAGCTTAAGCCATTGCCGGGAGAGTACGAGCCCGGCGATATGCACGAGATTCAGCATCTGCTGGAATGGGCCCCCAGGGTGAACAAAGAGCCTGTGCCAGCGGAATAATTACCTAGAGTTGACAATAGACCCGCTCTTGCAGTAGCCTTGCTGTGACTTAGTAGATACCTTGAGTGTAACCGGAGTCACTCCCGGAACGCTCGGCACCTGCCGATCGACGAACCAAGGGCTGCAATCCTTGGAGGGTGGAAGCAAAGCCATAAGGTTTTCGTTTTCACGCACTGAGGTACTTGCACACATGCCGTTTACAGCAGAACAGCTTTCCTACGGCGGTCGCGCCGCGATCGACTTCTACCTGAAGAACGATCCGATCGACCAGATTAACATAAACCATCCGCTTCTCAAGAAGCTGATGGCCGAGAAGAAACCCTACGTGGGTGCCTTGCAGTACGTTGTCGAGCAGCTCCGCTACTCCAACGACTCGAATTTCCAGTCCTACTTCGGCGACTCGCAGGTTACCTACAACCGCAAGCGCACGATGCAGCAGGCCAAGTACACATGGGGTTCGTTCCATGACGGCTTCGGTTTGAACGAGGACGAGCTGACCCAAAACGGGATCATCATGACGGAAGACAAGGCGAGTACGCCGAGTGCGGCCGAGAAGATCCAGCTCACGAATCTCCTGACCGAGAACAGCGAGACGCTGAAGCTCGGCTTTCAGGAAAACTTCGACTACATGATCCATCGGGACGGCTCACAGGCCGCGACGGACATCCCTGGACTCGACGCGCTGGTTTCAACGACTCCTACCGTGTCGCTCGTGGTCGGTGGCCTCGACCAGTCTATATATCCCTGGTGGCAGAACACCGCGATCACGGGCATCAGCACCGCAGTCGCAGGCAACCTGACCAATCAGATGGAACTCGCATGGCGCGACTGCACACGTTATGGCGGGCTCACCCCCGACCTTATCCTGTGCGGTGAGGAATTCCTCGACGCGTACCGCACCGACGCGAAAAGCTCGATCATCCGCAACGTGTTCGTCAAGGACGGCATGAACAAGGGTGTGACGCTGGACGGTTCGGTCGGCAGCGGTGCCAAGACCGGCTTGTCCTTCAAGGGCCTTGAGATCGACTGGGATCCGGTGATGTCGGTGCTCGACGCACTTGATGCCCCGGCGATCCCGTGGTCGAAGCGCTGCTACTTCCTCAACATGAAGTACCTCAAGCTGCGGCCAATTCAGGGTCATTGGATGATTTCGCGCACTCCCCCGCGCGTGTACGACCGATACGTGCACTACTGGGGCTTGACCGCGAAGGCGGCACTCACGACCGGGAAAAGGAACGCGCACGCAGTTTTAAGTATAGCGTAATTGTATATTGCATTTATTTTGAAGGCTCGGCGCACCGGGCATTTTAGGTTTAAAGTGACGCCAGAACAGCGTCAGGAGATTCGGGGCCTATACGCTACCGGGCGTTTCACGCAACAGCAACTTGCGGAAAAGTTTGGATGCGATCAGACTCGAATCAGTGTATTAGTTAGAACGACTGTCGAGGAATTACAATGCGCGCTTTAAATCTGGTTAATGACTACAGCTCGGTGGCCTACCCGGCTACCTACACCACGGCAACGGGCAGTACCACTGTCACGCAGACCACTGGTGCGGTAACGGGTTCGACGCACGGCCTCGTGCTCGGCGATACGGTCACCTTCGACGCTCTGAATACCGCCGTTGGCGGGGGTCAGACGAATGCGGTGCCTCCGCTTCCGCTCGTCGCGGGCGTCGAGTATTGGGTCATCCCGAACTCCACGACTTCGTTCACCCTGGCGACGACCTACGCGAACGCAGTTGCGGGAACGTACATCGTCCCGGCTGGCGCGACAGTGACCACGGCGGCCTACAACGTCAACCACTACGTTCTCTTCAACGGTCTGCCGTACATAGCGCTTGAAGACCCGCAGGGGTCGGACCCTGTGTTCGAGGGTGCGGGCGTTCCGGTTGTGAACTACACGGGCGTGACATGCACGAGCGCGTCACCCGGTGTATTCACACTGGCTCTCAACACGTCGGCGACGCTTGCCAACGGGCGCGCGGTTAAACTCGGTGGCAACGTGCCGACCGGGCTCAAGAAAAACACCGTGTACTACGTTGTGGCGACTTCGACCGACACGTTCGAGCTGGCGGCCACAGTTGGTGGCACGGCGATCAACACAACCTCGGCCTCGACGGCCGGATCTCCGACGACTGTGTACGACGTTACCGGCATGCAGCTCGGCAACGCCGAGGCCAGCGGCGAGATCGGCGACGTCAATACGTCACCCGACAGCCCATTCCTGGAGACTGATTTCAGTGTCCTGGTCGCGGCGGCGTCCTTCCTCGCGGCGAACTTCGTTACGTTCAACATCCAGACTGCGAACGACGTGGCGGGTGCGCCCGATGTGCCAGGGGCGTGGACGAACGCTGCGTCACTCACCCAAACGGGTGTCGGTGCGATCCCGGTGCAGCTCTTAAACGTGGTCCTGCAGCAGTATGTCCGCGTGCAGGTAGCGGTTGTGACGGACAAGGCGAGCGGCACGACTGGCTCCGTGGCTGCGATCGCGCAGTTGAGCGCGTCACTGCTCGGCAACTAAGAGGTACTTTCGACGCGAGCCCCGGCGCTATCCGGGGCTTTCACTCACCAACGGGAGACAGACTCCATGCTGTACCAAAAGGTCAAGGTTATTCGCGATACCAACACGGTGTACAACCGAGCGGTGCCGCTTTGGGAAATTCCGGTTCTGACGTTCATTTTCGATCCAGGCAACGTACAACCGATAGGAGTTTTTGATTTGGTAGATCGGCCGTACCCGGATGCGGGTTCGGAGTACGATCGACTGGTTCGTCGCTACGGCTCGGACGCCAAGAGTGGTGTGCCGCATGTGGCCTCGGTTTACGGCAGCGCCATCGAGGGTCTTCGCTCACTAGAGCGGGCCATCGAAGAGGCGAAGGCCGACGAGGACGAGAGAAAAGCGAATGGGACCGCGCCCAAGGCCCACTACGCCAAAATCTCTCGCGAGGTTGCGGAGCACGACGAGCTGATGGCATGATGTGGGGCTCCTGTTGCGCTAAGCGACAGTTTACGGGCCGGCCCCTTTGGCTGGCCCGTTTTTAGTTTAGGGGATGAAGAATGACCGCGATCCTGCCCACAGGCCAAGGCGACATCACGAATCCCGGCTCGTGGCAGGACGCCGCGGGTAATATCCCCCCGCTGAATCTCGGCAAGGTCCCGGCCAACGCCCAATATCCGTACAACGGCGACGGTCGCTATTGGTGGACCGGCAACCTCGACAACGCGCCGGCTGGCGCCAACTACTTCATCGGCGACGAAGGGTATCTTGATACGATCGCCGGATCGATCTCGCTCGAGTGGCAGATCGCCGCGCTGAGCACTGACGGCAGCGCCATAGTCCTTTCGTCCTCGATAGATGGGGGAACGACGTGGGTCGGTACCACTTTACCGCTCGGCACTCAGGGCTTGCAGAGCGGTGCGATAGTCGTAGCGATTCCGGGGACCGTTACCGGACTAGCGATCAAGGTAACGTACAGTGGCGGCGCGGCGAACGCGAGCGCGACGCTCAGCGAAGTCGCCGTGTCGGTGACGCGCAACGCCAACTCGCAGCCGGTGTGGGACGGGGCTAACGCGCTTGATCCTATCAACTACAATGGAAGCGTCGTTGATGCGCCCGGCTACGACACGCTTGGCACGCTTATCACGCGCATGCTGATCCGCCTTGGGTACAGCAACCAGACGGCGACACCGCCGCCCGGCATGTCCGCGCTGCTGCAGGAATTCTTGCAGTCGTCGCAGAACTTTTTGTACCGGCGCTTCTCGGAACTTCGTACACGGCGTTGGTTCCGCTGGAAGATGGTCCCCGGCCAGCGCTTCTACTCGTTGCTCGACAACGACGAGAACGTGCTCGAGGGGCGCACCATCGATATTGACAAGCCGATCGCTGCGGTATACGCGCAGGACTCGCGCAATGTGTGGTGGCTGCTGGTAGAAGGCATTGACGCCGCGCTGTACACGATGCTCGCAAAACCGTGGCGCCCGGCGCGCTACACGATTCGCAACGCGATCGAAATTTTCCCGGCGCCGGATCAGACCTACTGGTTATGGGTGCTCGGCCACTTCGGCCTGCAGTCATTCAGCGCGCCGACCGATCAGACCACGATCGACAGCGAACTGGTATTCCTCCACGCGCTTGCGAACGCCAAGTCGCACTACGGGCAGCCGGATGCGAATAATATTGAAAGTCAAGCGAATGCCTTAAGAGGGGAATTAGTAGCGGCCTCGCACAAGACGGCTCGGTATATTCCGGGCTCGCGCCCTGTTCCGCCAGCGGTGCGCCCGACGCTGGTGCAGTTCGAGAGCTAACGTGGCAGAACCCGGCGGCATACCCATCGCTCTGACGGGCCTTAAAGGCGGCATAAACAGACTCAGAGTAAAAGCGGGCGCGAGCCCGTCGTCTCTGTACGATTTGGTGAACGCACGCCTAACGATCGATGGCAGCGTTGTCCCGCGCGAGGGCACGATCCGCGACGCCACGCTCGACGCGAACACTTCGGGGCTCGTGTGGTTCTCCGGGGCGCTCCAAGTCTTCGCTACATCGACGCAAACAGCGCCGGCAGGGTACAACGTCAACATCGTCGTCGGCCCCAACGGCCCGTCAGACGGAATATCATTTGTTTGGTTCGCGAAGCCTTTCCTTGGGTTCATGTACGTCGTGGTCGAATACGTCAGTGGCGCTATCGCGCACTTCTGGTTGCAGTCTGGCGGCACGTGGGCTGCGAATACGACGTACCAAGTCGGCGCCATCGTCACGCCGGTCACACCGAACGGCTACGCGTACCAAGCGGTGCGCGACACGCTTATGAACCCGACGTGGACGCCGGAAACCTTCGTGTCCGTGAATCAGATAATGGAGCCGACAGTAGCGAATGGCTACATGTACAAGGCTACGGCAGTTTCTGGCACCAATCCCCACACGGGCGAGGTAGAGCCAACGTGGCCTACCACGACGCCTTGGACCGTGCAAGAATTCGGAGACTACGCAACAGCGGGCCTAGCCGCAGCCGCGGTGGCAGACACAGCTCCGCTATCCACCAACATCACGGACCGATACGGCAACTCTCAAGACGTAGCCGGTCCCGCGTCGGCCAAGTCGTCCACGGTGGGCGCGGTGACAATTCTGCCAGCAGTGACGGGCATCCTAGCACCGTGGAAGGCGGGCGCGATTTATCCGACTGGCTCGGTCGCAGTGCCAACGACGGGGCAGGGTGCGGTAATCGGCGCGATCCCGAACGGCGACTTCGAGGCCGGCAACGATGGCAATTGGCTATTCAGCGGCTCGGGGCAGGCGTGGTCGATAAGCAACGCCGGCAACCCGTACCAAGGACACTACGAACTGATAAACGCGCCCGGCACTACGAGCGCGCTTGCCACCATGAATACCTTCGGAGTGTGCGTTCCGGGCCAGACCATCAACGCTTCGTACTACCTGACGACGGGCACTAGCGCCGGCACGGCGATTCAAGTGTCAATGAAGATGAACTGGTACAGCGACGCGGGCGCCACCGTGTTGATATCCACTGTTGACGGAGGCTCGCAAACCAGTCACAGCGCGTGGACGCAGTTCAAACACGCGTTCGTCGCGCCCGCGACCGCGATAACCTGCAAGGTGGCGATGCACGCGGCATCTGGCACATCCTCGCGCGACACCGCGGGCGTGGACCTGATCGCGTGGGATCTAGAAAAGCCAATCGCGACGACCAACTTTATCTATGAAGCGGTGCAAGTCGGCCCCGGCACTTCGGCGTCGAACCAGCCGACGTGGCCGATCATCGATGGCAATACGGTAGTGGACAACACGGTGACGTGGGAAGCGGTGGGCTCGAGCATCATCAGTTGGACCGGCTTGCCGATCGAGCAATCCGGCGCGGTGGAACCGACTTGGCCGACCGTCGTTGGCACATCCGTCTCCGATGGCAACATGTCGTGGATCTGCATATCGCGGCAGATAGTGGACGCGAAGCTGCCGGCCTCTGTTGTCGTCGCGCTCGGCGCGTCAAAGATTTTCGTCGGCGACAAGGACATCGTGGCATTCAGCGCCACGGTGAACCCGACCGACTATTCATCGGCGAACAACGCCGGCTTCCTACCGACCGGGCTCAACAACTACGGCAACAACGACGTTGCAGTGCTCACGCTCTACCGCGGGAATCTTCTCGTCATCAATTCGGGCGGCTACCAAATGTGGCAGATCGACCCGGACCCGGCCAACATGGCGCTGCTCGATGCACAGCCTGTCGGCTCGACGTGGACGCTCGGCGCGCAGAGCGTGGCGAATGATTCGCTGCTCTTGACGAACCTCGGCCTGCGCAATGTCGGGACGACCGGCGCGACGGCCAACATGGCTACCGGCCAGCTCGGCCAGCCGATCGACGTGTTGATACAAGCGTGCATCGCCGCGGGGACTTACTACCCGACTTCGCTCTACTACCCGGCGCGCGGCCAGGAGTGGACCATCTTCGGGCCGCAGTGCTTCGTGCTCACCGTCAACGGCGCGAGTCAGAAGTCTTGGAGCCGGTACGTGTTCCCGGCCGCGATCACATACTGGACGCTCATGGGCGAGGTGCTCTACTTGCGCACGGCGACCAACTTGGTGTGGAAGGTCGATCAAGCCACGCTGGTCGATGACGCGCACACTGTCGCCCCGACTGACACCTTCACGATTACGTCGGCCGATGGCGCTGGCGGACACGGTGCTGAAGCTGCGCCGTTCACTGTTGTCGGTTCGATATCAAGCCCGGCTGTGACCATCGGCACGGTGCAAGGAGCCATGAATATTAGCGGCGTGTTCTACCTCACCATCAAGGGTATCGGCGGCGTACCCCCTGACCCGGCCGCGTTCGTGTCCGTCACGTTCACGGATGACAACGGTGTGCACACGCTGCTCGCTTCGGCCGCGACAACCGGGGTGGGGTACTCCTATCAGCAAAGCTGGTGGTGGACGCTGCCGACCGGGTTCACCGCGACCCACGTGTACAGCTTCCAGATAAACTACGCGACGTACGCCACGTTCACCAATTTCTACAGCACGATGCAGTGGCCGTACCTGGACCTCACAAAGCTTGGCTATCAGAAAGAAATGGCCGGCTTCGATATCGCCGGCACGGGTGAAGTCACGGTGCAATTCGGGTGGGACGAAACCGATCTAACATCCTTCAGTGACAACGCCGGCTTCGGCACGTCGCTCTCGGTGACGGCGCCGTACACGCTGAGCGCCGCGGACACTCTGCCCGGCCAGCCGATCGCGATGCCGCTCAACGCTGTCAGCTACAGCGCCATCCTCACATGGTCACCGAACCAAGCGTGGAGCTGGCAGGCGTTACAGATTTACGCAATCCCGGAGCCAAGCGCATGATCGTAAACGCATATAGCAATCCGTTTCTGCTCGACTTCCTGATCGTCGCCGAGAAGGCACCGCAGGATGAGAGGGACCAGTTAGAAAGTCTGACAGGCGATAAGTACAACGCTGAAGGCGCCGCGGTGGGCGCCTGGAATACGATTGGCCCCAAGTGGGTTTTCAAATCGAACGAAGGGAAGCCACTGGCCGTTGCCGGGTATGTGCAGCAGCGCCCCGGCGTGTGGCGGGATTTCATGATCAATACGCCAGAGGCTTTCGCTGACCACTGGTTCTCCATCACCCGGCACGCGATCCGCATAATGAACGCCATGTTCCTGTCTGGGCAGGCGCACCGGCTAGAATGCGTTTCCCTGGCGAGCAGGACGAAGGCCCATAAGTGGTACGCGACCCTGGGGTTGCACAAAGAGGGTATAATGAGGGGATACTGCGCGAACGGCGCGGACGCGGTTATTTTCGCGAAGGTGAAGCACTGATGGGCACGAACAACAGCGCGGCAAATGCAGCCAATGCGGCAAACGCAGCGACACAAGCGCAGATTCAGCAGAGCGTAGGCGCGATCAATAGCGCCTACAACTCGCCCGCGCGCCAATCGCAGTATGCGCAGTACGGGAAGTCGCTGAATGACTTCTACACGGGGCAGGTAAACCAGCAGCAGCAAGTCAACGCCCGCGACCTGATGTTCGCGAATGCGCGCAGCGGCCTCACGGGCGGCAGTGCGGCCTCGGACAACAACGTGCAGCTCCAGCAGGATTACACGAAGGGGCTATTGCAGGCGAGCCAGCAGGCGCAGGGCGGCGTGTCAGCGCTCCAGAATTCGGACATCGCGGCGAAGAATCAGATGGTTGGGCTTGCGGAGCAGGGAGACTACACGGGCGCCATGCCGACCAATATCGCGGCCACACAGGCCGCGTCTCTCGGCGCGGCCGGCAACTACGGTACGGCGAATCAACTCGGTAACTTGTTCGCGGGCACCGCGGGCGTATACAATGCGGAGCAGACCGCGGCGGCGAATCGAAAGGCGATGCAGTCGCCGATCGGTAGCACGTACGGGGGCGCCACGGGCGGTAGTATTTATGGGTAACTTTTTCCAAGGGGCAGCAGGCGCTAGCCGCACTCAGGCGGGTAGCCCGATCTACATGCCGGGGCTCGTGGCGAACGACAACGGGTACAAGCAGACCCCGATGCCACAGTACAGCGGTGTCAACCCGTCGCTCGCGCTCGCTACGTCGGGGTATGGTGGGTCCGTGCTGCCAGGTGGTGCCTTGGGCGATCAGATCGCAGGGTCCGCGGCACCGGCTGCAGCGCCGGTTACGGCACCGGGCGCCATGCAGCCGCGACCGACTTTGACGCCAACGCCCGCGCCAGCGGCGGCATTTGGAGGGAGATCAATTTATGGGTAACAGCTTCATGAACCCAGCCCTGCGCACGAGCGCATCGATGGGCGCTCGCGATATCAACGCTCCGCAGTACACGGCGCGCGGGCAGGGCATTGCATCGCAGAAGTACCTCGACATTGCGAAGAATCTTTTGGCTGTCAAGGTAAAGAAGACGCAGCGCGGCGCGGCGTACCCACCGACAAAGGCGTTCTAACATGGGTCCGGCATTCCTCATACCGCTTGCGCTCTCGATGGCCGGCACTGGGCTACAGGCGTCGAACACGATTTCTGCGAACAACAAGGCGCAAGCCTCGGCTGTGCAGGGTGTTCAGCAGCAGCAGGACCTGCGGCAGAAGGCTTCCGGTCAGGTGGGTCAAGAGATACAGGCGCTATCGAAGTCTGGTCCGCAGCAGTTGGCCGCTAAGTCAACCGGCGATTTTATCCAGCAGCTTCGCACGAATCAGGCAGCGACCAATTCGCAGAACAGCGGCGCTCCGTCAGTGGCCGGCGCCAACGCGCGCTACGGGCAGTTGCAACAAGCGAATGACGCCAAGGTACAAGCGTTCGGCAACACGAACGCCGCGGACCTTGGGCAGATGACAGGCGCTGTGCAGCAGCGGACGAATGAAGGGTTGGGCATGAACACGCTCGCCACCGATCTCGGCCTTGTCGGCGCGCAGAGCGGCAACGATATGTTTGTCAACAACCTGCGCACCGCTGTGGCGGGGCAGACGAATCCGTATGAGACTCTGACAGCGGGATTGCTCGGCGCTGCTGGCAAGGGCCTCGCTCAGAACATGGGCAGCGGTACATCAAGCGGTGCGCCGTCTATGACGCCAGCGACAAACTCTCAAATCGGGAGCAGCTTGTATGGTCCTGATTGGAACGGCCCTAACGGCGTGGTCAACAGCTTGCCCGCGATAAACTACGGAAGATAACAACATGTCCGGTCTGCAAACATTGTTCGATTCGCTCTCTGGTGTGAACCGCCCGCAGCTCAACATGCAGGTGCAGCAGTCACAGCAGCTCAACTCGTTGCGCTCGGCGCAGACGGATGAAGCGATGCAGAATGCGCAGCTCCAAGTGCTCAAGGCGCAGGGTGAGCGCAAGCAGCAGGACGCGCAGGATCAGATGGAAAATAACATGATCGACTACCTTGGCCCCGGCCATGAGGCCGAAGCGCGGGCGTACACGGGCCAGATCATCGCGATGGGCGTCAAGAATCCGAACGATGTCGTACAGGCATTCCAGGGTCTGCAGACGTTGCATGCGAAGCAGACCATACAGGATCACAACTCTTCCCCCGAAGCGAAGTATGAGGCCGCGAACTCCATTGCTGGAAAAATCATGCCGAGTGCTACCGCGCTCCCCAACGAGTATCAGGTCACTCCTGGCGCGCCGCCACCTGTTGTGGGGCAGACGCCTCTTGGCGCCGCTACGGTCGGCAACTTGAACGCGACCGCGGGATTGCACAATGCGCAGGCCGCCAACCCCGCCGCGTTCGGCCACGCGGACCAGTCCGCAGGCGCAGCAGGGGGGCCGTCGCAATTAGATATCGACACGATGGCCGACAAATACAACGTAACCGGCGCGCTTCCGGCTCTTGGCATGGGAGCGAGCCCGTTGCGCATGAAGATTCTGACATCCGCGGCAGCCGCGGCTCGCGGAGAGCGGCCGATGGTCGGCCAGACTGGCGCCCCTCCGGGCGGGCCAAGCGCCGCGGGCGGGCAGGCCGCCAATGCTGGGGTTTTCGCCTCCAGCAAGACCGCGATGTCCGCGGTAAGTCGTCAGTCCGCGATGGTGGATGCGTACGAGAAGACTGCGGGCATGAACTTGGATCTGGCGAACTCCTATATCAATGGCCCTGGCAAGACTCTTGACGAGACAGGCTCGCCGCTCTTGAATAAGGCGCTGCTGCACTGGCAACAGCATGTAACCGGCGACCCGGCTACGCAGCAGTTCGTGAATGCGCTGACTACATCGCGCGACGAGTACGCGCGTGTTATCTCCGCCGCTACCGGCGCGCAGGGTATTACGGACTCGAGCCGCGCGGAAGCTCAGAACCTGTTCCCGGATAGTATATCCCCGCAGCAGCTTGGGCCGGCGATCATGACCGCCAAGCAGGAAATGGATAACCGCTCGCAGGGGCTGCATTCGCAACTCGACACTCTTAAGCAGCACATATCCAATATCGGCAACGAAAACGTCTCATCTGGTGGCGGGCCTCCGGGCTCCGTTTCCAGGGGGGAGGCATCGCCTGTAAGCGCTCAGCCCCCTGCTAACACCGTTGCGCCGCCTGCCGGCTCCGCGCCAATGCCCGCTGCCGCGCCAACGCCCGGCGCACCGCCGCTCGGCTCGCCCAACGGTGGAGGCCCTCAACCTGGATCGCCAATATCGGCAGCCGACTATTTTGCTCGCATAGGGCATTAAAATGCCTAACGTACTGATGCCAGATGGAACGGTTGTCGCGATGCCGGATACGCCCGATCCAGAACTGGACGCGCGCCTGCACAACGCATTCGTGACACAGACCAACGCGAAAGCGGCCGGGCTCAACCCCGGCACGCCCGAATGGGACACGATGACGCGCGGGCGCGTCAGTCCGACTCCCCCCTCGGCAATTGACAGCCTGCTCGGTGCGCCTACCGGCACGGGCGAGGCGATCCGCACGATGGGGCAGAACGCACTCGCTGGCGGCGTGCATGGCGCCGGGGATCTACTGGGACGTTGGTTCGGCCACGGCGGCGCTCCGAACGCGGGCGCTAGCCTTGTGCACCAGCCGTCGAGCCCGGAAGCCGCGGCGTTGCTGCAGCAGACGCAGCTCGACCCGCATAACTTAGTGACGAAGGGCCTCGATGCGACTGAGAGCGGCATTGGACACACCGCTGGCGCCACCGCTGCGGATATCTTTCACCAAGCAAGGGGCACATTAGGGGATGTCGGGCAGATCGCGCAGGTCGCGGCGCCCGCGCTACAGGGACTGGGCGCTGTCCGTGCCGGCGTTGCCGGCGAGGCCGCCGCGCCAACAGCCAATCTGCTTCCGCAGGGAGGAAACGTAATCCCACGAGCGATAGCGGGCAGCAGCGGTCAAGTGGCTAAAAGACTGTACAACCAGCAAGAGGCGAATAACATCGCTGCCGTGGAAGCGCGCGTGCCGGAAGGCACCCCCATGTCGAATAAGGCCGTAGTAGATGCGCAGCAACCGATGCACGAAGTATTTAACCGCTTTGGCGAGGCGATGCCGAAGGACATGACGCTACCCAAAGACATTACCGACGATTTGGCCGCGCTGGACAAGGCCGAGCCGCAGCTCGCAAACATCCCTGGTCGTCCGAGTATCGACGGCCCTATTGGCGGCCAGCAACTTGTGGATAAATGGCGCCAATTGAAGAGTGAAGGTTCCGCGCAGATTGGCGCGGACGGGGATAACAGGGTAGTCCAGAATCAAATAGGCAAAGCCAAACTGGATCTGGCCGAGCGGCTTCTCAACTACGGCAGCGACCAACTACCTGAAGGTTCGCCAGTTGATAAGCAGCATCTACTGGACGCTAACCAAGCGTACTCCAAAAGCTACGCTGTACTGCACTCTATGGGGGGAAGCGACGACGTAAACGCACAGCAGCTTGGCCGCGCCTCGGCTGCGCAACCCGGTAAATTCACGGACGGTTTGAAGGTTATAGCCGACCATGCGAATAACAATCCCACGGTTGCCGGTCCGGGGAACAAGGTGTACAACTCGCCAAACATGCTGACGGATATAATCGGCGAGGGTGGTCACGCTCCGTGGAACCCTGTAAACGCTTTGACTGGCGTAGCTGGGTTGCGTCCGCTGTCGCGTGGCGCACTCACAAATTGGGGCCGGCACCCGAGCGACTTTGTAGACTCGCTGCGCGCTGCGCAGCCGAGCCTCGCGGAGAAGCCGATGGAGGGCCTTACACCGCCGCCCGGCACCGTGTTCGATCAACTTCAGCACGAAATGAGCGTGCCGCAAGGCCCCGGCCCGAACCCGGATCTCAAGATGACGCCGCCGCCCGGCAACGCGCGGCCCGTGCTCAGCACTCAGACGGATATGGTATCGCCGCAAGGGCCGGGCGGGGTGAACAAGAACCTGCCGCAGAGCCCGCCCGGAACTGGCGGCCTGCAGCCGGGGCTGTTCGATCAGATTGAGGCGCCGCCGAGCGCGGGACCCCGCAACATGCCGCTAGGTGGCGAAATCGGTGGCAACTACGTCGAGCCCGGCTCAAAGGTATATTCCACTGGCCCGCAGAACGACCCACATTCCATGCTGTCGGTCTCGCCGCGTGATGACGGCTCGCTGCATGTCTCGAGTGTCCACACGAAACCCGAGGCGCAGGGCCAGGGCCTCGCCTCGCAGCATCTGGCCGACGCCGCGAGCGATGCCGCAGCGGACGGCACGCCGTTGCATTCTGATGTCGTCAACAGTCCTTCAATGGTGCGCACGCTCGACAGCGCGAAGCGCAATGGTCTTGTTGACTTCGACATCAAGCACCCGGAGGCGTATCAGCGCGGACTGAATGCACCCAAGTCAAAGGCGCCTATCAAGACACCGACCCCGCTGGTGGAGAACATCCGCCCGGCCGCCGCGCCATCTGATTATCCGGGCGGCTTCCGGCGCGACCGTGGCATGATCCAGGATGGCGCCAACTATAGGGCTCCGAGTATCAGCGACCAGATAGCGGGGCCTTGATATGGTCCAGCGCGTCCGCCTACCAGTCGTCGGTGGTCTGGTCAGGGTCCTGAGCCCGACGAACCTCGCGCCCACAACCGAGGCCCTCACGAATCTACAGGCCGCCGTGACGGCGCTCAACGCGGCTGTCCAGACCCTGCAGACCCCTAAAGTCCTGCCGGGCTCCTTCTCGCAAGGCCCGACCGGCACCGTCAAGGTGACGGCGACCATAGGCGGGTCCCCGGCGTTCATGGCGTCGGACTCGGCGCCCGCGGCGGACCCCTCCATATTGGTGCACCGCGGCAGGCGCGGCGACGAAGGCGAAGAGGGGCGGCACGGTTACAGTGGCCTTCCGGGCGCAGCAGGGGCCGCAGGAGCGGCGGGCGGCGCGGGGCGCCCCGGTAGGGAAGGGCAGCAGGGCGATGACGGCCGTAGGGGCGCTATGGGCCTTGGGACACCGGGCGCAGCAGGATCCGCAGGAGCGGCCGGCGCGGCGGGGGTCATGGGCCATAAGGGGGACGAGGGCGACGAGGGCAGGCGGGGCTATCCGGGCACCGGTGCGGCGGGCGCAACAGGCACCCCAGGAGCGGCGGGCGTGCCCGGCCGTAAAGGGACTGACGGCGACAGGGGCAGGCGTGGCTATCCGGGCCTCGGGGCACCGGGCGCTACGGGGGCAACCGGGGCCGCGGGCATCAACGGGGCAGTCGGCTCGGCGGTCATCGTGCGGGGCGCCACGTTCGCGGCGACTTCGGGGGCCGTCACGACCCCGGTGAACGATGTCGAGCTGATTTTCAACGCAGCCTGCACGATCACTCGCGTTACGATCCTGACCGATGGCGGTGCGGGAAGCTGCGTCATTGACGTATGGAAGGCGGCGATCGGCAGCTACCCCCCGGCCATTGGAGGCGACATAACCGGGGGCGTGCCGCCATCGATCTCGGCCGGCACCACGTACGACAACAGCACCCTATCCGGGTGGACGACGGCTGTGGCCGCAGGGGATGTCATCCTGTTGCGTCTGGCGTCTTCCAGCACGTTCACATCCATATCTATTCAAATCTCGTTGACGACCGGAGCCGCGGGGCCCGTGGTGGGCCCTCAAGGCTTCCCAGGCCGCCAAGGCGAGCCGGGGGAATTGGGGCGTATGGGCGCGCAGGGGGTTCGAGGCCCCGTTGGTAACACTGGGGCTACAGGACTGACCGGGCCGGTCGGTTTGGGAGCCCGCGGGCTACAGGGCGATCCGGGCGAGGATGGGCGCCGGGGCGTGCCGGGGCCACTAGGTCAAACCGGCTTGACAGGCACCACGGGCATCCAAGGTGCACCCGGTGTATCTGTGGTGCGTGAGGGTATCGAGGGCGAGCAGGGGCGCCGCGGCGTACAGGGTCT